GTCTCCGCCCCAACTAAAGCGATTAGATCATAGGACGCCGGATCGGACAGGGCCGGATTCCGTGGGTCCATTGGTTCCGTGAAGAAGACCTCGACCTGTGTTCCACTGATCGAAATAGCAGACGATACTCTTGGGTCTCCCAACTCCTTTGAGCCGAAGCCCATGAAGCCGTAAGGATCTCCACCGTACCCGCCGCTGATAGCGAAAGGGGTCGCTGGAAAAACGCCACCGCCATACGGAGCGAACCCTACACCCTCTCTACCGTAGCCCCCGCCGTAGACCTTGGGGACACCGCCAAGGGTGCCGTCTCCATAGTCCTTGAGACCATAGCTCGAACCCCCATAGCCAGCCCCTTCAGGATGAGCGGGTGGGACCACCACGTCATCCGTAGAGAATGGCCCAAAGGGCGATAGTTCAAGACAATCATTTGGGTCCGTCATTCCAGCCCCGTAAGCTCAATCAGATGATGAACCACTTGGCTGGGCCAGCACCACCATTGTTATCTACACAAATCACCAGCAAGGACTGGTTATCCTCCGTCATCTCCACGGCATCCGTAGAGGTATCGATCTGGCCGCCCCCACCAGCAGTGGACACCGTTATCTTGACTGGAACCTCGGGAGTTACTGGTGGATCATCACCATCGTCATTCCACGTCAAGCTCGGAGCACCACCAGCGGTCTCGTCTTTGATGTGAATCCTTCGACCGATCAAAGCTCCAGTAGCCTCTGTATTCGGCAACTCCACGTTGATGTCAGTGTTGTTAGCAGGATCAGCCTGGGCTGCATTGACTCCGACGTAGACTGCATTGATATACTCGGCTGCCGTCAGGGTAATGTCCGCTTGAATGTCCGTGTGGACACTCAAGACCGCACCACCTGTCAGGCTCTCCCAACCGGCACCCGTGCGCCCCTGGAAGTCATTACCGTCGTAGCGGAGTGTACCCACTGCGGCGTCTGCATCTGCCGAAGCACCGATCTTGACGGCACCAGCGACTTCCAGCTTCTCGACCAGAGCGGCATCTGTACCAACGCCAATACAACCGTCAGCCGCATGTTGGAAGTGGAGCATCGACGTGCCGCCACCTTGACGGTCATAAATGTCCAAGTCTCCATCGGCCTTGGTAGTGATGCTCCACTTGTTCGAGCCGCCATGTCGCCAGTAGATGCCAGCTTGGTCGTCGTGCAGCCCGAGGGCGTCCATGATGAACAGGGAATGTGAATCCCCCGCATCGGAGAACAGCATTAGATCACCGTCTTTACTTGCGCCGCCGCCTCCGATCTGAAGGTTCTCCGTGGGAGCGGTTGTACCGATGCCTACATTTCCACCGGGGATAACGACGAAGGGCGAACCTACACCCTCTTCGTTGATTGCGAAGTAGTCATCTGAAGTATGAGCGATGAGGTTCCAGTGAGAGGTGGCACGCTTGAGGGAGATCACGGGGTCGCTGGCTGCATCCTCGATACTCAAGTGAGCTACGGGCGCAACTCCAATACCAATCTTCCCAGCCTCAACGTGGACATTCCCATTCGGGATGATGATGTCGCCGTTGGTCGTGACAAGATCGATGTTGCCCGGGTCGTGAAAGTTCTTCAGTGAGACGTGGGTGTTAGCCGGGTTGAGAAAACCCCAAGCAGCCTGGAGAACTGGATCATTCCCAGCCCCATTCTCCTTGTCGAGCAACTGCACCTGTGGGTCTGCGTTGGTCCCGAGTACACCGTTGTCGATGACACGAATCATCGAAGCGGAGTCCATGTCGAACGAGAGGCCCGTCACAGAGTCCCAAGTCAGTGCTGCATCGCCCTCAAGCGTTGCATCGGCTCCCCAAAGGGCTACCTCGCCAGGATTCCCGCTACCTGTGACGACTGGCATCGGAGCAGCGTTTGATTCTCGGCGGTAGTAGAGACCGTTGTCGATCAGACCACCTGCCCCGTTACTGACGAAGATGGCCCCTTGGCCTGCAATCGTAGTTACACCGCCTACCGTGCCGTCTCCGTCAGCAGCCGTATGATCGGCTTCAGCGAAGATCACACAGGTAGGATCAATAGCACCGGGGACCGTGAGCTTCCCGGTGTCTGCGTCGTAGGTCATTGAACCTACGAGACCACCTGCCCCGATCTCGATCTTGTTGTGCTCGGGAGCATGAATGTTGACGAACGAGTCGTAAGAACCCGCCGAATACACCGCATGGGGAGCAGCCCCGCTACCCGAAGAGACTCGGAGGTTACCCACGGTCTGGCAGACCGCATTGGCAGCCCCGCCGTCCGTGGGCTCATCGAAGACATACAGGATCTCTGCAAGTGGCCCTCGATCCGTGGAAGTCAGAACGAGCTTTCCTGCGCCGTCATCGCTGGCGACCAGGAGCCCTCCGCCTTCATCTGGATCATTGAACGCAGCGATAACTGCCGCGATGTCCATGCCTACCGTGATGCTGGCCTTTACATGGCCCATCGCAGTGGCGATGACGATCTTGCCCGCCGCATCTGTTATGCTACCCCCGGCCCCGAAAGCGCCGGGTGCCCCTTGGGCAGTCAACGTGGCGAAGCTGGCTCCACTCAAATCAACGAGTCGGACCCAACCGTATTGTTCTTCACCCGTGAGGACCGCATCAGCCGTGGCATAGCCAGGGGCCAAGAAGATCGTTCCCGGGGAGCAGTCGTTCCCGACAGAAGCCAGATCGTTCAGATAGCTACCTGCTTGGAGGTAGACACCGCCCGCATGGGGGCCAATCGTCGCCTTGTCGAGTGAGTCACCTGCCCGAAGGATGAGCCAGCCGATTGATCCATTGGATGCGTTGCTGGTGCTCTGCGTCTGAAGGCGCATGTTGTAGTTATGGGCAACAGACGTTGAACGAGCTTGAACAATCGCTGCTGGCAAAGACCGATGGTTGGTGATCGTTTCCCCACACGCAACGATGTCGGACGGCCAGATAGTGTCGCCCATCAAGATGTGCGGGCCAGCCAGGAAGGGGTTTGGCTCAAGGATGATCTCGGGGGTATCGATACCCCCGACCTCAACACTGCCTTCGACCTGCAAGTGGCCGTTCTTGTTGCCTGCACCCGCACCGACCGTAACCCCCGGAAGATCCGGGGCAGCCGCTTGGATGATCTGAACGGGGCCTGCATCAGCGACGATACGCCGACCGTGGCCTGAACCCTTGAGAGGCGGATCGACACTGGTGAAAGCGTCATACGCCCCGTCGAGGCCCATGAATACATTGGACCCGTCCGTTGAAGAGGACAGGGGAGTCGCCAGGACCGTGAGGTCGTCTACGGCATCCTGTACGCTCTCGGCACCCAACTGGTGGGGAGCAGGTACAGCTACCGTCCCATTATTGAAGGGGTCCGCATAGACCGAAAGGTGCTTGACGGACTTGCCTTGGGTCTCGGATACCACCTCGGGAGCGGCTGCGGGGAACGTGAATCCCCCATAGGTGGACGATTCGAGGTAGATCTTTGAGGTTCCGGTGACATTGGTCGTGTTGAACTGAATGTCGGCGGCACCAAGATCACTGTGGTTCAGATACAGACGGAGATCGCCTGCTTTACCGCCCCCTCCCACGACAAGTCTCTTGTCGGGGTCGTTGCCCTGAACTTTCGAGTGGACGATGTGCAGGGCATCTGCTGAAGAACTGATTGTAGTCCCGTCAGCGTGTGAGGACAGAATCTTACTCCGAACGAGATTGGCCGTGTAATCTTCGTAGATCCCGTTGCCAAAGTCCCCGTTCAACCGGATTCCAGAAGGCCCTTGAACGTAACAATCCTTCAAAGACAGGCTGCCATTATCGCTGCCCGCCATGATGGCGCACATCGCCTCGTTGGAGATCCCGTTGGTAACAGAACAGTTGTCTAAATCCGCTGATGCCATGTGGGCGATATCAGTGGTCACTACCCGTAAGGCACTTGGACCCGTACCAACCGTTTGTCGGATCGAACAGCCCTCCATCTGCATCATCCCACGACGAACATCCACCACAGGTTTGGTAGATTCAGGGCGCAGGTTCTCGAAGACGATGTTCTTACAGATGACCAGATCTGTATCGCTATCCCCCGAATAGATGTGGCTGGTGCTTGTTGCAGCGGTCTGGACCACCACCCCACGGACATACTTCTCTGGAGCATGAAGACCGATGAGATGGACGTTTTCCTCGAACACCACGTCCTCGATGTAGAGGCCGGGGTAGATCAAGACGTAGTAAGGATGCTCGGGTGTTAGGGCCGCTTCATCACGCTCTGCACAACAATGGGCATAAGCGATAGCTGCATTGATTGACGAGAAGTCAGCGAACCCCTCGGCACCAGTCGTGATGCCCGAAACCTCCAGAGCGGCTGGGTCTGAACCGGGCAGATGGACCGTGTTTTGTTCGTCGTTGATCCCTTGCCCAGCTTCCCACGTATGGCGTCCTCGGTTCGCATCGACGTACAGCACTCGGCCAGAAGTGCTGACACGTCGAACGTAAGCAAGGAGTTTCTGGAGGTTCTGGTTCTGCTGGTTTGCCCACCCCTCAGTCGTCAGATCATAGGGAATGACCCCTACGGCATCCCGTCGCTCGCCCGCAGCAACAAGACGTACATCCCCGAAGAGGGTCTGGTAACGAATCCGAACAAAGCGTGTCTGCTCGGAAGGAAGTCCCGCATCAACCACCAACCGGACCAAATAGGCCCCTTCATGGTCAACCGTGAACTGACAGACAGTCCCGCTTACGCCAGGGGGTGTCTCCAGCCCCGCTGCTGATTCCGACCCGTTGGGGGAATCTGGCGTGAATACAAGGCTCCACGAAAACGTGGTGTGCGGACCAGGGTCTTTCGCCTCGCAGTGGATTACGTCGCCCTTTCGGGCAACTTCGGCACTTACGTCCGTGTATGTTGCGACGAGCATCAGCCCGTCACGTTCAATCGTTGTTAGAATACTGGCCGACATGGGTGAACCTCTCCATCAAGTGCGATCCTCAATCAAGGGGAGCTATTGAAGGGATATGGAAGCCCGCCCTGAAATCAGAGGTAAAAAAGCTCTGTGGCATCCTCTCCCTCCACAACTTGGGGAACTCTCGTTCCCAGTCTATCTACGGACACTGTATAGGCTTGTTCTTCAAGAGAGACCGGCATCCGTGTATCCAGGCGAAGGGTGGTCGGCTCTACTCGGACTGAAGTAGCGGGGCCGACTGCAAACCCTACGGGGCCGCCGCCCGATCCAAGCAAGTAAGCAAGGCGATAGCTGCCCGTGTTGGGGCCTTCTAAAATGGTCAGGATCTCCCCCTCTTGGGCGAGAGTGAAGTTTTGGTCTGGGTCCGTAATCCGATCCCCATCGACCGTGAGAGATCCCCCCAACCCGCTGGACGTGGTGTAAGGGCGTAGGGTGCTGTCTTGGCCCACGGTGAAGACCAAGACATCCTGTACCCGGTAAGGCCCCAGATTCGGTCCTGCCGTGATGTTCAACTCGGCACCGGGCTTGATCCACCGAAAGCTCTTGGTTGGGTCTCTGAACAACCGCCTGTCCACCAAGGTCTCCCCAATCCCTGCGACTCGGGTTGCCCCTGCACAGAACTTGCGTAAATCCTCATAATGGAACTGTTCCTGGGTGAAGCTCATGCTGTCATCGAACAGCGTCCCAAAGGCTTCTCGAAACAGGTAGCGGTACTGGTAGGCTGTATGGGCGGGCTTGAGTGCCCGAAGGACCATCTCTGCGTTGTACTGAAGACGTGTGGGGTCTTCGGGGAACTCGGACACCAGATCGTGTGAGTGGCCGTCATCAAGGGAGGCTTGTACTACGAACCGAAGGATCTCATGGGTGTGGTTCCCATCTTGCCCGATGGTTTCCGTGGTCTTTCCAGTGCCCCGGCTGTCCAACAGCATGGTGTGAGAATGGCCGTCTTCTTCCGTGGTGTACTGGATCTTGTCCAAGCTAACCTCAAACTCGAACTGCTCATCCAACCCGTAAGCAGCACCCGTCGTCCTCTTTGTTTCCAGGGACTTCTCGATTAGGGTCAGGTTAGCGTCTGTCAGTAATGTAATACCAGCTTCAATAGTTGCTGGACGTGCCCCCTTGAGGAAAAGCACCACCATGCTCCGCAAGAAATGGCGGTATTCATGGTCGATGGGAATGTCTGGTGTACCCTCAAGACCGTGAGCAGGGAAAACCAGAGTCCCAAGGATCTGCCAAAGGAACTCGGGTCGGGTGAAGTCATAGTCCGAATCAGCAAAGGCTTCCTGGGCTTCAATCTGGATCTTCGCAATCTGTTCGGCTGCGGACTGAAACTGAAGTGTGTAAAACGGCCCACGAACCTGACTTACATAGTTGCTGGGAAGAACAGCGGTGAAGAATCCCATGATGTTTTCGGTCTGCTTCTTGATAACATCATGGTACTGCTGTCCAACAGGTCGGATAGAGCTTGGGTTGAGGGGGACTGAACCCGGGACAATCTTCTTGGACCCTTCAACATAAGAGTTTTTGGGAAGATCTGGACCCCCCTTTAGCTGACTGCCTCTCCTGGGAAGGCCAGAAGTCTTCTTGGTGGAGTCTCCACCATCTCCACCGTCCCCGTAAGCCATCAGTAGGTTCCCGTGGACGTGGTGCGACTATATGTACTCCGAGAAGTAACTCTCGGAGTGTCCTCATCGAAGATGAAGTCGAAGTTCCCGGCTGTCAGATACTCAATCGCTTCTGGCTCAATGTTCCCGACACCCAGATCTTCACCCACATAGTAAGTCACCTCATAGTTGTGGTTCGTAGGGGAATCTGAAGCAGCTACCGTGACCAAAACCCGATTTTGGGTCATGGACATTGACTGTTCGTAACGCTCGTTTTGATCCATCTTTGGATAGGTTGCTGCCACAGTGTCATCATCGTTGTAGCCAGGAATCATAACGCCACCGTTCCCGATGATGAAGCACTTGCCAACCTTCTTCTGAAGAGGCTGTCCTGCTTCATTCGGGATGATGGTTTCCAACACCAAATCCAAGCCATCCTGTTGAATGGCTCGATATTCATTTCCCTCACCGCCCCCATTCAGAGTGGCCGAAGAAAGAGGCCCTGTAACCAAGTACGTGTGGACCAAATCAGAAGACCAACTCTTGATGAACAAAGTATCTTCCGATTCAGAGGTGTCTAACCTCTCCCGAATCACCAATGAACCCTCTTGTCGGGCCAGTCGGGTCAACGGCACCACGACATAAGAAACGCCAGAGGTCGAATCAAGCTGCTCCAATACATCTGAATGACGTAGGGCAACCCCGAGTTGAAGGCTGTTGAAAAGATTGACCAGCTTGTTGCGGATCTCATTCTCAACTGTCTCAACATTTGCTCCCGAGGCCAGCACAATCGTGGCAGAAATATCAACAGCCGTCTTCGTGGCCTCCTTGACTACAATATCTGCGGTCAAGTGGCGGTCTGCTTCCAGGGAGTTTTGGGTCGTCCCAATCAAGGAGTTCGTCATGTATTGGATCGTAAAGTTCTCATCATGGGAGTAATCAATGAAGACCTCCTGCCCAGAAATGATCTCGGTGTCTTCAGTCCTCTGAATACCAAAAGTTGTCTGGGAATCTTCGGGAGAAATGATCCGGTAATCGGGGTTATTTTCCTCGGGTCCATTGAAGACTGTGCCTTCGCTATCCTTGATCACAATGGTCAGCTTGTTGGCCCCGAGCATGAAGAGATACTCAATGTTGGCCCCAAGGATAAGGTGCTCTTCACCGTCAACTTGAAGAACCGTTCCAATGCTGGTGGCACTATCCACTTGAACATAGTTTGCTGCCGTAGAGGATCTTCCCATGACCAGGGGATCATCAAGTCGATAGAGAACATAGTCCTGGGACGATAAAATCGTTCCATCAGAACCTTCCATCAAAACAACCGAGCTAACGGGCTGTCGGGTGGGGGTAAACTGAAGACTGGTCCGATAGCGGTAATCTCCCGTGATGACATCAGTCACATCAATGTCTGCGGGGTCATTGAACTCGCTGGAAATCTGAATCGTGTCGTAAGAAAGAATCTCCAGACCATCAAGCACGAATCGGCCTCCGGTCGAGGCGTTCAGAATACCCAGCGGGGGTGTCCTATCTGGGAAGTTCAACATCTCAATGATGGGGTTGTCCTCGGAAAGTGTTTCATCTTGGGACTGAAAGATAAGATCTTGAGGGTCTCCCACAGGCTCAAACACTACGTCATAGGCTGTCTCGAACGAAAAGGCGAAAGTGTCCGTGACTGTGGAAAGTTGTAAACCTCGAACATAGATATCAACCTTCCCACCCCGGTTCTGTCCCAAGGTGTAGTCGTAGTCACGCTTCATCAAAGAATCGCCTGCCACCACAACTTTCGACTCAATCACCCCTGCCATCGAAGCCACAGTTTGTTCGTACCCCCGAAGCGTACCGCTATCGACACTGGCAATCGCCCCCATAGCTCTAATGGCTAAAGCCGTGTTGCCTTCTCTATCAAGGCCCCCAAAGGTAGCGGACTCGTTCATTACTGAAACACTTGATAGCCCAGAAGAACTGAAAGAAGACATCTGTCCTGCTGACAGATTTCCAGAGGCTCCGACCCCAGCGTCTCGAACGTAAGCTCGAACTCGGTACGTGCCTGTCCCAGAATCATAGTATTGCGCTGACAAGGTGGCTGGAATCCGTGCCGCAGAGGTTGTCTTGAACTCCCTACCCCCACCTGTAACAACTGTCCCAAGCGGTATTGTGATGGTCTGTGTCGGTCGAGTAGGGGTATAGAAAGTTACCTCTCCCCGTGCCCTGGTCCCCAACCTCCGTGAAATCCCAAGGTTGTGGGCGAGCTTGCTGAAACACATATCAATGAGAGCTTGCACATCAAGGGTGTTGCTCAAATAGAAGGCTTGCCCGATTGCCTGCTTGTAAGGGGAGAGTTTCGTGTCAACAGACACCCCACTCCCTGTCGGATCATCAATGACAAGCAGTGTTGAAAAAGATTGTGCTGCGTGTAGAAACTCCAGGATGAACCGGAGTCTCTGTGATTCTGACGACATTGGATCAATGAACACGTCTCGCAGCACGGACCCCGGTTGAACCGCTACATGAGGATTACTGCGATGAATCGATTGGGTCAGTTCATTGAGAATCCGACGCCGAGACGTAGCGGGGAATGTACCTATCTGCGGGGTCACTACAAGAGGCTTGCCCGTCACCTCAACAGAAAAAGGAGACGAATACTCCCTCAAAGTGGTTGAGTCGTAGTACACCGCCGCAGCAACGTAATAGAGATCGTCTGTTACTGGGGTTCCCGCCAGAATCGAGTTTGGAATCGTGGAGCGACCTGGGGTTGTGTAAACGGCATCCCTTTGATGCTCAAAGGCATAGTAGGTTTTCTTCGCTACTGACTCTAACAAGAGAGTTGTACGAAGATGCCGGGATGTCTCTGAAACAGCTATACGTTCATTGATGTCCATCTGAAGGGCGTTCCCTGACCGACCCTCTTGCTCTCCAGTCACTCGGAAATATAGGGGATCTGCCAGCGGCTTCCCGTTTTCATCGAGGACAATCGCCGTATCTGCCTGCAACTCACCCAAAGGAGTAACGACTTCCTCTGTCGTATACAGGTCCGTGATCAAGGTCGGGTTCAACTTGATGTAGCCCGTTGTCCCACCAGGGTCGGGGCTTGCGTAGACGTTGAACCCTTGAAAAGAATCACCCTGCGTGTACTCTATGACGAAGCGGACAAACCCATTTTCTCGATCCATCCTCAACCCAGTTGGGGCAGCATAAAGAAGAAGAGCATCGTCTTGAGATAACGTGGCTTGGATAGAGGATGTGGGTGTGATGCCCCCCGAAGTTCTTATTGCCCGTACTTCGATTAGGTTTTGCCCAGGCAGCAACCGCATCCCATTTGGATACTTGGTGGGGTTGGGGATAATGAAGCTATCCCCCTCGAAAGTGATAAGGTCTGGATCATCCAACATCGGACCACCAAACACAGAAATCTGCATATAGGCGGTGTCTGCGGGGCATGTCCCAATGAAGAAGCGGTACTCCACGTCTGTCGTGAACACGAAGTCAGATCGAGAGGCCCCATCGGGGCAAAGAAAGGTTACTTCAGACATTAGAAGGCTCCCCGTCTTGGGTTGAGGTCTGCGAGAGCTACCAACGTGCCCCCGGTATCTCCTACTTGTGCCAACGGAATACCGTCCCTAATCAACCGTGCCACCACCCCAGGAACCGTGTAAATCACTGAAATGCGGATTGGTGACCGAGAAGCATTACGGACAACAACGTCCACCATGAAAGTCGAGGGGTCGTCTTTGTGTGGGGACGTGTCTACGGACACGATCTCTGAAAGCCGCTCTTTACGGCTAACGTACTGATACCCTGACTGGGTTCCCTGCCACTGTTTCACTTTCTCAAGGCATCTCGTCACATCTTGAGATATCGAAGCGGCGATCCCTGTTGTGGCCTTCTTGCCGATTCTACTCCGAAGGAGCGTCCCATACCCCTTGAAATAGGGGTTAGAACCCTTATCTGTCAGCAAGGATTTCAACACCAACTGATTCAATAGGTTCTCATTCTCAACCAAGATCATCTGGCCTGCTTCCGTGAAGCGAGGATCGTTCTCGACCTCTCCACCCCGACATCGAAGACAACGGGTGCGACGGACGGGGTAGGTCACAGTAATCCTTGGATTAGACCGAATGGGGGAACGGAACCGAACGTACTTGGAGGTAATCATTCCAGGGGGCGTCCAAATGTCCCACCCAGGCCAGAGTTGTTTTCCCCGGTCTCCTGTCTGATGAGGAAAGAGGTTCTCGGCTGCGGACCCAGAAAGACGCAAGGAAGACCTTGGCCCAATGTTCGAGGTATCCCGAATCAAGAGTGCCCCGCCTTTATTCTCAAAGTGCAGGGTCGTCGTAAGTGGCCGAAGAAGAGCAACCAACTCATTAGTCGTTAGTGACCTGCCGGTGTCCTCGGTAGAGGTAAGAGCCAAAGTCACGGTCTCGGATGACCCGGTGACTACAAACTCCTGCTCGTTCTTTACGATGAAGTAAGGGCCAACTCTACTGATCAACTGAGCCTGGGAATATGACCCCTCGGAGGGGATCTCAAACACATCATTGACCAACACCCTAACCAGCTTGGTAGAAGCAACAGGTTGTCTCGTCTTCAACACCTGTCTGTCTAACACCTCTACCACCTCTTCCACGGTGATGTGGGGGCAAGAATATGTAAGTCTGACATCGATACTCATGGTGGTCCAAAGCTCCCACCATAAGGGGGTGTATAGAGCGGAAAACGGTTACATCATCAAGGTGAGCAAGGCTTCCTCGCCCTGCGGTAAATCTCCATAAGCCCACTGCGTATTGACCAATAGATCATCATATTGAGGGACGAACATGGTCTGACCGGATTTCTGTTGAACGAAGAAAATGTCATCGAGGTCCGAGACGATGGAGGCCAAGGTATGAACCTTCACGTAAATCCCCCGGTCCCCAAACATGGAATCAGAATCGTCCTCATCATCGACAAAGGAAAGGTCTTGCCCGTCAATCAGCTTGCTCGGCATAGCAGTGGCGTCAAACGCCGCAATCGTTCCTGCCCAGGCTTGACCAAGCTCGAAGTAATACTCGTCCCAAAGCTGTTCACGAAGATCCATGAGCTTGATGATCTTGTGTTCAAGTAGATGGAGCTTCTCCGCAATCTCTTGGTTCGCCCACCGCCTTGCCTTATGGATAGTGTGGGAAGTGCTCGTATGAACATCCAACCAAACCAACCGTGCTTGGCCCCCAATGCGCTCTGCACTATATTTCTTGAGATTGAGCTTCCCACCTGGGTATGAACTGTAATCACTTGCTTGAACCGGGGCACCGTCTGGTAAAGACCCTCGATCCATCGTGGTGTCTTCTGGGCCGTGGGCACTGACGGGGGCGGCTACACCACCATAGGGGTATACTTCCTCATATACATCCACATCATTGTGGTCCTTGGCAGATGAGATGTGTACGGTTCTATCAGGTAGCATGAACATTGAAATGTCCAATGGATTGCCGCCCATCATAACGTAAGCCTGAACCAACTTCTCCAAAGAAGATCCTGGGGACACCGCAAATGCTCGGCGGCTCTCTGTCCTAATGACACTTGCCCCAACACCCTTTTGACCGTAGACGACAGTGATCGTTCCAATACGGTTTCGTTCCACACCAATGGCTTGAATCCGACGTTCAACGTCAACGCCTTCTCGCAAGAGCCAATCTCGGATACCTCTCCAGTATCCGGTCCGAAGCCTCGACATTCCTCCAAAAGAGCCCATTAGGTAGCTGCCTCCCCACCCGTAGTCTCTGTGTCTTCCTCGAACAAGCTGGGGAAAAGTAAGCCAAGGAGCCAATCGGAGTAGGGGATAAGAGGGACAACCGCCAGCGCACAAGCCCCCCATGCCGTAGGGGCGTCCGTGGGCTTGTTTTCAGAGGACATGAAGTCCATTAGCAAGCCGTCCGTCCCGTCAGAGTAGTAGAAAGACACATATCCGGCAGGGATCTCAAAGAGGAAGATGGATTGGATGATGGCGTTGATCTTCCTAATGAGTGCCTGAACCTCATAGATCCGCTGCTGGATGTAGTTGATGTACTCCAGAATGGTGTCGATGATTGCTTGGATTGCTTTAGCGGCTGACTCAATCCAGTTGATGATCGCTTGAAAGAACTTCTCAAGGTCCAGCATGGGACCGATACGCCAATACATCCAAGCTGATTTTTTCCGTTGGGCTGCAACAGCGATATTCAAGACGAGACCTGCTTGCCTGAACAACTCCCCGTCTTGTCGAAGCAGAGTCCGACACGACACCCAAGACTTCTTGGAACCAGTGCCGGTCCCTCGAATCACTGGGAAGTTCGGCTGGGCATAAGAGATCATTTCTGGCTGTGCCGCCTGTGTCGTGCCAGGGCCACCCTCCGGCACCATCACCGCCAACTCTTCGGGGGAAACGACGGGCACCCCTTGGGGATTGGCCGCAATAGCCGACTGTAATCGAGCCAAGGCGTCCGTATCACAAGCATCTTCGTAGTGTTTTTTGAGTTTCGCAAGACCTTCACCGGAAAGGATCAGCGGTACATCCCCGGCAATCGACATCTCCTGGGACACCGAAAAATAGTCGATGCTGGTGGTGTCGGTGCGTATCTCCCCGTTGGGGCTGGTGCCTAACATAAGGGCGGCGAGTCCCTCGGGATCATTCTGATATTCGCATTGAAGGTTCCGAACCAACCCCCGTGTTCCTATGCCGCTCGTAACGGATTCAAGGATCGTCCTATTGCCTGCGGCATAACTGCCAGCGTCAGGCCAAAGATCGTCCCACTTCACAGTTCGCAAGTGTTCAGTCTCTTCGGCAAGCATCTCTTCTAATGCGTCCCCAAGATTTCCCATGCGACCATAGATCTTCTTTGCCATCATTTGGACTCGGCTGGAGATATCGTCCACAAACGCCGCATCCGTAGAGGTCTTGTCGTAGAAGGCGGTGGGGTCAGAACCCAACATCTCTTCAATCAACGGGCGAGCAAACTCCAATCCGGTTGCACGACCTGCTGTCGTCAGCCTCGCATCCATCGGCATAGAAAGGAATGTGGCCGTAGAAGCAGAAGTGCCCATGATGAACGTCTCGTCAATGGGGGCTCGGTCAGGATCAAGCTCGTCAATAGAGTTCATGTCAACACGGGCCAGAATCAAGATTGCCAATGCCGTCCTAATAGACATTAGTACGTCTGCTGTATTGTCTCCTGGGATACCAAGTTCACTTATGGAAGAGGGTCGGCCAGCACAAGAACCATCCAAGGATTCACCATTGATGGTTGGAAAGATCGGGGCAACAATGCCCCCTGCATCCACGTTTCGGGTGTCGAAGATATAACGATAGCGAAACTCCGAATCGAAGCCGCCGCCATCCGGTGGTCCCCCATCGTTTACGTTTGAATCAACCGCCCTCACTCGAACGTAGTAGGTCGGGGCAAAGCCGTCGTCCGTGAACTCAATCTTCCCTCCAGCCCCTTTGGAGATCTTTGCTTTATGCGGCAGATCCTTTTTCAGCATCGTTTGGGAAAACGACGAAGAGGGGGGTCCGTCGAGCAGGGCTGCTCCCGATGAAAGATAGAATGTCCTTTGGAAGTAGTACGTGTCACCGTCCTTGAGCATATCCAAAGGTACAGGTAGTTCAGACCCCCCAATCTTGGAGAAAAGTCTGTGACCCCCGTCTTTCAGGTGGCCGTCATCGCCTGTGCCCTGCTTGTTGTACCCATAGGCATCATCGATAGCCAACTGATCAGCACCACCATAAAGGACCAGTTGAGTTAGTTCCTTCTTCGCCACGTAGATTGGAACACTCTCGGTGGATTGCCGACGAGCGCCGCTTCCGCTTGTTGCTGGAGTAGCATCAGTTTCGCTTTGTCGCTCAATATACAGAGGCAGACCAGCGGGTTCGGTCGATACTTCGATCATCCAACCTGGGGGTCCAATCAGTGGGAGGGTGATCCCAAATACTGCGGACCCCGGCTCGTTTAGGCCCCAGGTCGCTGTCAACAAGGCTGGTTCGGCCCCCCCGGCATCGGCCTGTGCCTCGAAAATAGTGAGGAACTCTGATGCACCCCCAAGACTGGCGTCACTACCGTAAGCCAAACCTAAACCAGAGGGTTGCGGTAGGCCGCCGTCGCTTGGAGCATCTATCTTGAAGAGCTTGATGAAAGCTCGAATAGCTCGAATCATGCCGTAGATGGCTGTAAAGTCAGCGGTGACATAGAAAGAGATTGCAAGAACTTTGACCCTTGGGGAAACGTCAGGCCGTCCCGGGTCTGCTCGATTAGCCAGCCTTCCGATCATGCGCCTTTCAGCCGCACTAAACCCGCCGATTAGGTTCTTGAGCGGCCAGACCGTGCTCAAGTCTGTGGAAGGCGAGGGACCAAAGTCCCCCAGGTAGCCGTTGCCGTAGATAGGGAAATCCCCCGTGAGATAGACCCCGATTTGAGCAAAGTCTCGAAGGAAGGCTCGAATCTCGGCGATGATGGCTTTGACCAAGGCCAACAGCGGATCAAGGAAGCAGATGAGATAGGCTTTGATGATCTCCAAAGCCATTGAGGCGATCTCTAATGCCGCAATCAGCCATTGAGCGATCTCGTTGACGTACTCCTTGAACTTGTAGATCTCTTCGGGCCACTCAAAGAGCTTGCCGCCGTACCATTCCCCTGTTGTAATCTCAGCCACGGTAGCTTCCCCCTCCATGCTTCAATCGCTGGAGCATCTCTTGGAGGGCTTCAATCTGTTCTTGATCCTGCTGTACTTGGGCCTCAAAAACCTTCTTCATGCTTTCCAAAGAGGCTTTTTGCCGTTCAACAAATGGATGGCTGTGCTTCCCAGGCACGGTCTTTCCCCACGCCCCAGGTTCAGCGCCTTTCTTTTTGAGATCCCCGAGCATCCTCTGGATCTCTTCCTCGGTCATGGCCTCGGATATGGTTGGGTCGTCAGACATCTCTCACCTCATTAGAATATCCCGGATCTGGCCCTCAAAATGAACTCTTCACGTTCCCTCATCATCTTGGGGACATCCCGGTCAAACATGAGGGCTCGAACAATCAAGCCATCCTGTCGGTTGGTCCTATAAGAGAGCCACGTATAGCGAAGATCACGAAAACGGTCCCGAATGTTGAGCACTTCATCGATTCGGTCAGGCAATACAGGCCGAACCAATGCCGGTGCCGCAGTACCTTCTGGGAAGTCAAAGTTCTTCAGAGCGTTGTAACCGGTGTATGGGCTGTCGCCTGTGTCGTACTGCATCTTCCTCATGGACAAGCCGTCATTCCCCGGGGTCAGGGTGTCGAGTTGGGTGTCCAAGATCCAAAACCGCCGATCCAAGAGAGACAGGCAATCTGAATCGTTGGCGAACGGGGCAACATCAACCCGACCGATGAGGTCGATGATCAGATCGTTGTGATAAACGCCCTTCCCAGACTCCGGCACTGCCGGATACCCAATGTCCCACGCATGGTTCTCATCTTGGAAGTCGTAGTACGTCCCGGTCTTGTTCCCCATGAGCGGCCCACGAAGCGTCTCCATGAAGGAGAGCATCCGCTCTCGGACCATCAAAACAAAGTCAATGGTCTCTTCAGTAAACAACCGGGAGGGTCGGATGACCTTGTAGCCGAAGGGCCTGATAGAGAAGTCGTTGACATCAAACGAGTTCTCTTCGTCTGAATCAAGGACCACGCCGCCACTGTTCTGTATGCCTGCATATTGAGTGGGTCGGAGATCCATCTGTCCTTCGGTCAACTCATCTGGTTCCTTGAAGAAATCACCGGCCCGCAAAGGAGATTCGTGGATCGTTGGATAAATGGCATACCCGAGAACCTCTTGTGCAGGCACCGTTTCTGGGAATGTGACATCAACACCATCGATGCCCGAGAACTCCTTGACGTATCCCGGGGTCAAAACAAGATGGTCACTCTCTACGGAAGCCACCGTGTAATAGCCTCGGTTGTCGTCCAGCTTGGAGGGGTGCCCTTCCTTGAAGGTGTCCTCTCCCGTGACTCCTTGTTGACCATCTCTCGCCTTGATTCCCCGATCACCAAACGGACGTGCCCCTCGTTCAACAATGTCGGGATACCCGAGGGGGCCTTCTACTGTCCCGGCGATATCAATGAGGATGATGTCTCCTTCTACGATCCCCAAAGCCCCGAAGCCTCCCGCATCAGGAGCGGCAAGGTCATCATAAAGACGGTTGGCATAGAGATCCCAGGTCTTTGGGTTTCCTGTATCGGGGTCAAGCTCCCCGTCTGGTAGCCCGTCCTCATCAGAGTCCGGTGTAGTGGACAAGAGAGGGATTGCCGGGACATAGCCCCCGAGTTGGGTCTCGTAGTCCGGCTTGGTCTCATGGATCTTCATGTCCGTGATGAGATCCAACAACTGCTCGTTTGACTGCTCATGGGGAACAGGCGCTTGGCGAAGGTAGATCTCAAAGGAGTACCCGAGTGCCGCCAGATCATCCCCGGCTGCGGCTGCTGCCAAGAAAGTCTCGTCCGTGATGCCCGGTGTTCTAACCCGCAGGCTTGAGGCGGAGTTCTCCCAACGGAACTTCGTCCCCATGACATTCCAAGCGCCTTTCGGGCCAAGGGATGCTGCGAGGGATTGGAACGCAACATCCCAAGATGCAATACGGCTTCCCCGACCGATAACTTCGGTTTCATCGATCAAGACACCATTCAAGAGCAACCGGAAAGTGTCCCCTGGAGCGATATTCACATCGGAGTTGTCAAAGCCACCAAGTTGGGTGCCCGAGAACTCATGGATAACCTCATCGTGATCAGGGCGGCTTGGATCAACGTAGAATCCAAAGGCATCTGAAAGGAACCCCTCGGCGTGTATGGTCCCTGTCTTCTTGTGGGGATCAATCTCGTAGGCAGTGGGGATGCCTCGACGGATCTCATATGCAAAGCGAAGCGGCTCAAACTGTCCTGCCAGTGTCTCTTGGACACCGTGGAAACGGCGGATACGGCGGATCTCAATCTCAACCTGTTCGCTGTAAGGCGCACGGTCCACTTCAGGGGAGAGGGTCTGGTGTAAACCATCATCGAAACGGAACCCAATAGTATCCTCTGGTACGCCGCTCAAAAGAGGCACTGAGGGTGTCTCGGTCTCTGGATCATAAGTTCCCCGGTCGTCCACAACCCGAACATGGTTGTAGCTCGGGTCGTCAGGAGCACCCATCCAATCGTAGTCTGCGTAGTAGTTCTGGGCAGACAATGGGTATGAGGGCTCGGTAAAGATCCCTGCCATCGCCCAGAAGCCTGACGCTCCAACCTCATTCCCCACGTCTGCCGGAACAGCGTTCAAGAACGGAACGATTGTCTTGAACTTGTCTCCAGGCAAGATACAAGCGGCACCCATAGCGAACTCTCGGATAGCAGTCCAAGGCGTCAATACGGTCGGGCTTTCCACCGGGGCTGCATCATCTACAAGTTGGGGCCAGTCGGAAATGTCCAACATCGAAGGCACGCCCTTGAAGACCGGCTTGTTCACATCAGCGATGAACTCGTTGGGCTTATTCATCAAGTCAGCGTAGATGCGGATCTTGTAATCCCCCGGTGCCCCGTTGTTGTCTTCTTCGATGCCAAGGTTAGCCACCACCGCCATATCCACGGTGTCCTCTACCAATAGAGGATCGAAAGCGTAGACCTGGGTCGCCGAATCCGCACCCGCCGTTTCCACCCCGTCCTCATCTGTACGAGTGAGACCAACCTTGGTGGCAAGGGAAATGCCTGCAAACCCGTAGGCCGCTTGCTGGTCTCCATCGAGGTCGTATCGGAAGCCAACGACATTGTTGTCTGGAAGAGTGCCCCAGACCGAAGAATCAATACGGATAGGGAAGTACACCATCCCCGAGACTTGCAGATTCTTGGTCAGACCCCGAGACAGCGTTGGATCAACCATCGAGTAGTTCAACGTAACGAGCTTGAGGTAGAACTCATCGAAGATTGCTTGGGCTTGCACATCAGCAGCATCAGCAGCATCAGCGATGGGTTGCCCGTCAGCCCCAATGAAAAGCTCCAGGTGGGCAACATCGAGCGTAAACACTCCCTTGGTGCTTACGTCTGGGTCTTTGGATTCCAAGGCCGTGTAGGGGGCAGAGATGACCAAAGAGTTCATGCCATTTGCTTTGACAATGATGAAGATCCGGCAGTCTTCCCACACTGTTACTGCGAGAGTAGCTGCCGCCCCATCATCAGAGACTACGGTAGCGGTAGCGGCTGCGGTGTACTCACTGCCTGCATTGAGAACACGGACCCCTGTGATCACCCCATCTTCGTCTACAAGGGTCACAACTCCAGTGGCACCTGTACCGGCTCCCGCAATCGTAATGGTATCCCCAACCTCGTAGCCCGTACCGCCACTCGTCACTTGGAGGTGTTTGACCCCACCGGGGACAGGGAAAGAGTGGCCCGTAAGATCTCCTTCATTACTGGAGGGAGAGCCCTCAAAGTAAACCAAGTCGTTGATACGGACTGTGGCGCTGGTCAGCCCTGTGACTGCCGACTCATCATCGAACTCGAACTCGAAACTAACGGCCATGTCCATACCGGGGACAATGTTGTCAGGGTTGGGGGAGGGGATCACCACCCCATCTTCATCGAGAGGCTCGTTGTCGTCATTCAGACTCGCTATGTCGTCATCTACAAGGGGGAAACTTGTAGAAACCCACCCCTCGGAGCCAATCGTATTCTTCAAAGACAAGGCCAGCAGATCATCACCTTCAGGGAAGTGGGCTGTCCCGTCAGGAAAGACATTAGGATCGACGGTGTGCCTGACAACATAAGTCCCAGACTTGATAGACCCACGTTGGGAGTAACCGCCCGAGAGGGTGTCTTCTACTGCTGTGGACCCACCCTTGATGACAAGGATATCCCCGGGAACTACGGCTCCCAAATCCCCTCCGTGATACCCGCCGTCTGTGTCGGAGCCATTGGTTATTGAGACTGCTGGATCGATCTCGATGCCAGAAACAATGCTATGAGACCCATCTCTGATGGTCCCGTAGCCACGGCAGAACAAACCCAGAGCGGCTGGGTCAGTCGATACCGTCCCAGTCTCATGGTATTCCGTAGAGGGGATCAACGTGAATCGAAGCCGGTCCGCAGCAATAGGCAGGTTGCCGGGGACGTGCGTCACTGTGATATCGAAATCGGCAGGCATCGAGGATGGGTACACCCACCCAGCCTCGGGTTGGAGATCCGTTGGAAGCCCCTGGCCTGGGTTGAGGATCGTGATCCCTGTGATGTAGCCGCCTTCCATGACCAGTTCGACCAGCGGATCGGTTCCGTCAAGCTCACCTGCGGCTGGGTCATCCCTCCCATCGGAAAGCGTGACTTGAACGGTGCCATAAGTGAAGGGCACTTTCCCTAATATGGCATGGTCCCCTCCGTTAGCCTCACCTTCAGAAAGCAGTTCAACGGTAGTCAATACCCCGGTCCGGTTGGGGTCGAGGATCGATTCTGGATCAGCCGGATCGTGGACAACCCCATCGAGGTTGAAGTGCTCGATCTTGAAGAGGAACGAGAAGTCAGCCTGGGGAGGAATAGCAGTAGCCCACCCCTCCAGGGGCATCACCCGTAAGACACCACGCTCGCTTCCGTCGTGAGAAGCGTTACCAGCACGCCAACACCCAATCCTGTAGTTGCCCTCGCCGTAGACCTTGGGGAACTCCAAGTGATGGTCTGGGTCTCGTTCCAAGAACGTGAAGGGCACAGGGTTGTCTTCGCTGTCAACGCCATTGATATAGAGGTTGGATTGAATGTCGGTCTCTACGCCAGCGGCATCATCAGCACTCTCGACAACACAGTGATGGATCATCAACGCTGTCGTTAGGTCTTGTCGTCCAATCGGGTGTCGCACGCCCCGGCCACGGGCCAGACGAAGGTCCAAGACCTCGTTGAACGAGAGGCGGTCTTCATCAATCCAAGCCGTCGTAGATTGGCCGTCCACCCCTGCATCCGTATCGCTCACCGCCTCAACAGAGAAGGAGAAGTCATACTTATAGGTTGAACGATGAACGGCTGGGTCAGGGGAAGATCCCAACCGGGAGCCTTCTGTGATGTCATCGTCGTTGTTCCCGTCCCCGTCTGGATCGAGATACGCATTGGTTCCCCAACTTGAACCGAGATTATGGTACCCCGCTTCCGTTGGGATACCTGGGAAGCCTCGCAGTTGAAGGGGTGTATCGTTCAGATCCACCAGACCTGGGGCAGTTTGCTCCAGACGGTCGAACTCGATGACGATGCACTTGAACTTGTCCAAGTCATCTTCGCTCTCGTAGCCCTCTATGTTGCCGTCGAACGATCCAAAGGTGATGGAGGTAGGCTCGAACTGCTGGTCCGTTCTCCAACCGGCAGAGCTTCCGCCCACACCAACACTATCGTCTGGGGTGGTTGCTCGGTTGTGGTCCCACTGACCGCCCGCAAAGGTGGTCAGCATCTTCTTGGTGCCACCATCGTTGAAGAACTCAACCCGAAGAAGCTCATCCCCTGGATTGACCGTCACCTTGAACTCATCCCCTGAATCTGGAACCCCGTCTGGATCTTGTTCCCAAGCGAGGTACTCACGGGCGAAGATCCGTAGGACGATCTTGTTGCCGTCCGTATTGAGGATTCGATTCAGCCCGCCGCTACCCTTCCAGGTATCATCCGAGTCGGTCATAAGCGTGGCGTGTGAACCGTTTTCCGTGACGTTAGCGAGTTCGCCGCCATCCAACGCAGCGTCCCCAAGTTCGATCTGACCCAAACTTGAGAAATCAAAGATGATGCGCCCGTGCCCCGTACCCGTCTCCCCTGTATCGGGGTGTATGTCGAACTCGATGCCCTTGGTTCGGTCTTCAATGATCCCCACACCAGACGTATTCGTGTTGTCGAAAGGATCGCCCTCTACGGGATCAGAGCCCGAAAAATCAGCCGTGTTTCCGGCTGCTGGTCCAGCGGTCCAATCATGTTCAAAGACGCCACTTGGGTAGCTTGTGGTCGCTCCGTGGATGTGAACAAGGTAGTTGTCCAACTGATACCGTAGAGCATCTCCACGGGCCGTCTGGGTGATGAAGCGAGGGGGTTCAACTACCGTGTGGTAAGCCAAGTCTGCCCCACCCTCTTCGGCAGGAACCGCATCGCCATCGCCATCAATGTAGTCGTCGTAATCGCCGGTAAGGCCAACCTCGGTCTGGTTCCGATAGATCCTGCCGACCGACAGGAGCCCCTGGCAACCAGCAGGTAGGGTGACGCCCTCGCCTGCCACCTCAACGAGCAGAATGTCATGGGACTGTACGTTGCCCTTACCAGGGGTTGAAGCGTTGTATTCGAGTTCGTTATGCCGTTCGTTGGTCAGTAGGGCCGCTGGTGGGACGTATCCGACTACATCAGCATCGTTGGTAAAGACTGAAGCCGTCGTGGAAAGCTCGGTAACAATGGTCCCGTCACTCCCACGAACTTCATCTGGATAGATATACTCGCCACCCACAACTCCAGAGCCACCCTCAACGGGGTCACCTTCAAACAAGATAGCGATCCACGCATCAATGAAGGTAGTGAAAGGTCTCGCTACGACGTAACGGTTGTCCGTGATGCTTCCTGTGTAGTCACCGTCCTCTTGAAACAGTGCCAAAGAGAAGTTGGTGGCAGTGGTTACCTTCGCTACTCGATGCCAGCCAGTGAACGTACCCCCCACCAAAGATGCTGAAGAGAGATAGATCATGTCTCCTTCACGCATCCCGTGGGGAACTTCTGTCTCCCCATCCAAGAACTCGTCTCCCGTAAACACACCTTCTGGGCTGCCCCCGCCGTCATCTATCGACAATGATCCGTCCCCGTCATCGAGACTCCAGAACACACCATCCATGAGGTTGATACTGGGGCTCTTGGCCGTGAGGATCTCCGTAATCAGATCGGAAAGCTGCCGGAACCGATCAAGCTCCGTGTTCGTCGTCCTCAAGTAAGGGAGGGTGTAGTCCCCGCTGTCATTCTTGTCCTCACCCAACAAGGCTGGGAGATTCTTATTCGGCTCAATGTCTTGGTTGTGGAACGTGACAATGGCTTCCAACTCGGTACAAGGGCGAGGGGGGTTCAGGCCCCAAGGTTGTTCCCAGAAGTTGGACTTGGGGACTTGCCAGAAGGTGCGGTCTTTCAGTTGGCCTTTCTTCCGGCTGTATGTGTAATCATAGTCTGGGGAGGCGTCGAGGATCTTCTCCAAGTCATCGGCTGTCGGAGGGTCATCAAAGTCACCTTCTTGGAACTGATTGTCAGCCTTCTGGTCATAGAGCGTGTCCCCCTGTGTGACAGGAGAACCAGTGACGGTCGATTGGATGGGAAGCCCCGCATCGCCGTCCTTGTTACGCCAGCAGAGAGCCGATCCATTCGTGATGGCATCCCCTCCACTGTCCTTGAAGGTAACAACACAACCATAGAGAATCTGGTCAACTCTGACCGGGGCGTTTTCGCCGGAATCGATGACTGAAAGCCGCTCTCCACTGGGCTTACCAATGGCGATGGTAATGTCACCCTTCCACCAATCGTGCCACGCTGGCGTGATGAGGTTGAAGTCGCCCGTACCCAGATCCATGTGAACGCCAGAAGGTGGGTTCTGGTTACTCCCGTCGTTCCCGTTGGACATGAACAGGTCGATGTCGGGCATCCCGGTCTCTGGGTTGATTGGCAACTCGGAGATCTTCATCGGAGTAGCGATCATGCACGGGCGTTCAATGGCTTCGGCAGGACGGAGCGCACCGTCTTCATCCAGACCAAATGCGCCTGCTGCGATACCTGACGGGAAGTAGTCCCAGATACGTGCTCTCGGAAACCTGTCATTGAGCACCATGTCATCGATGTACTTCATCCGACCGACGACTGGGTTCTCAATGTATCCGCTTACCTTGCCCCAGGTTGATCCAAACACCGGTAACGTGATGCCTTCGGACCAACTCCAAGAACCAGCCTCCAACAGCTTCAAGATGCTGTACCAACCGGACCAATCTTCTCGGGCAGAGACTTGCCCCCGCCTCGATAGATCGTGCTTCAGCCCGGGGTGGGTTCGGAAGAAAGCTGTGCCAGATTCGGGGAAGATACGGGACAGTTCGTTAGGTTGAGAGAGTCTCTCGAAGACCCCCTTGGGCTTGGGCCAGGGGATCGGGAAGAGGAAGATCCAATACCAAACCCATACGAGCCTTTGGTCCGTCAGAACGAGATCATCTACATCGTTCATCACCAGCTTCGATTGGCGTTGCATGAAGATCTCCCGATCCTCTGCATCCATCCAATCACCATCAATGGTTCCCCAATCCATTGTCGAATAGCGAGGATCGTAGAGCCAGTCGTTCTTGAAGATGGGGAAGTTGCTTTCTTCCTCGTAGATCATCGAGAAGATGTTTCGGGGGTTCAGCAACCCAGTGATTGAGTCTTCCCATCCAGGGGGCGGGGTATCCTTTCCACGCCCGATGAAGTAACGGAACTTGCCATCTCGATCCCCGACCAGGGAACCATCCAAGCACTCCTTGACCTGCTCAAAGGCCACGATGACCGAGTTGTAGAAGTCGAGGAACAAGCGGGCAACACGGTCCTTGTCGGTCAGGTTGCTCCGGTCCGTCGTGATGCTTCGCATCCCAACGTCCTTCTCATTCATCGATTGTCCAGCCGTCAGCATGGGGCCTTGGCCGCCTTGTCTGCTGCTCATGTCGCCCATGATCTCTTCGGCGGCTTCAATCGAATACGATTCAACAGGAACGATGCGGGTATAAAAGGTGTCTGGGTGATGAAAGGAATACGTGGAGTACACCTTCGCCCCCAAGAGGCCATTCTCCAAGCTGGGGAGGGTGTTGTATCGGTACTCGGCGTAGAACCTGGGAAATCGGTACGTCAGACTTGCCGGGTCATACGCAGGGGCAAGCATGTTGACCTTCGTATAATGGAGCAGAATACGCTGGTTTGGGAGTAGGGTTGGCTCCAACGGCGCAAGAAGGAAGGTAGCCCCCGAAGTCTCATCAATGGTGTATTCAGCGCCCAAGACGAGGGTCCGACCCGGTAACTCATTCCCTGCGGAATCCTTCTCCCCATAACGAACAAACTCGAACCCCTCACTGGCAAGAATGGGGTTCACCCCCAACGGGTTTCGCCAATCTGGTGGATAAATCGGGCGCACGCTCAACCGGACGGCATCGTAGGCCATGCTATGCCCGGTATAGAAAGTCTGGGTGGTAAGAACCACCGTTTTCAAGCCATCTGTGGACATCATGGCTTCGTGGATCAAGTAGGGGTATCCACCAATCTCCATCAAGTGGCCGGGTACAGCAAACCGTAGGAGATTACCCTGGAACTCAATACGGTTAGATCCCTGACTAACGGGCTCCCATTCAATCCCGCTATCGTCGGTGCCATCACCGCCATGTTGGGTGTCATCCAGATCAAGCAAAAAGCCTTGAGGTGAAGTCTCGGGAACTTCCAGACCATCAACTTCAAGTGTCACAGGGCGGTCCGACAGTAGTGAGAGAACGTCCTTCCCCGGGGAGCGGCTTCCGACTTCGCTTCGTGTTGTTGGGAAGATGGTAACGGTAGTCTCATCGGCCTCTTCGTCGTAAGAGGCATCCTTGATGTAGAAGGTGGCCGCTCCGATACGGAAGAGCATCCCAACCCGCATCCCCTCTGTTCGGTCTGTTTCCAAAACGAACGAGTCTACGCCTTTCTCCAAGAAGAAAGGAGGACGATAAATCGGTGACTTTGAGGTGTTGTAGACCTTCTCTCCACCATAGGTCTCCAATACGGCATAGCTAATCGTCACCCTCGGTGTGTCGGGTGAGAACTCACTAAACAGCATCTCGGTTATGATTGAAGGGAGAACGGGCGTTGGCCCTTCCTGGGACAGCCGGATCAAGTTGTTCTCGAAATCAATCTCTACTTCTGCGTCAGTGCCATAGTTGAGCATGTGGGAGTTGAGCCAAACCATTGGCTCAATGTCCTCAAAAGCAGTGCGCTGAAACTCGTCGCTTTCGGGCGGGTTGAACGAATACGTGTAAGCATCGACCTTGGTCGCCTCTTCGCTACGAATGTAAAGGGGCAAGAACTCCCGTACTTCGTCGTAGATCACGTCCCCGTTCTCATCGAGTTCTGGGACCGGCTTACCAGTGTCCTTGTTGTAGAGAACGGTGCCGTCCTCCCGAAGCTCATAGATCAGCTTCGGGTTGCCTTCGTCGTCAGCAACCGAATACTCACACTCAACGATTAGGCGCTCCCGAAGCGGTCGCAAGAAGACAAACGCCCCGCCTATCGGGTTGCAAGCGATGTCGATTCGATCCGTCGTGATCATCTGTTCAACGAAGTAAACAGGAATCCCCAAGGTGTAAGAGGCGGCTGTCCCGCCTTCTTCGGTCTCCCCTTCCGCAACCATCTGCGGTCCACGGGCGTCCATGTCTGCTTTGGAGAAGTTCAAGTAGCCTGTCACGGGATGGAACTCTGCGTGACCTGGAGCCAACTGCTCTGGGGGCATCCACGATCCGATCACATACACAACAGCCGACGCATAGGAAGACAGTAGTGATGTTCCGAAGCGGAGCTTCCGTGTGTTTGGGTTGTACGCAACGGCGGAACCAGCACCGGGGTTATCCCATTCGTCGCTGCTCTCATCCGTCACAGCTATCAAGAGACCCGACTCGAAGGTGAAAGCGGCGGTCCCAAGTTGGACATAAAAAGCCTGGGCTTCGATCCGCCCATCCGTGAAACCCTCCTGGGGGGTCGCAGGATGCACACCGGGAATCATCAGCGTGTTGTTGCCGACCACACCCAGTTCTTCAGAGGGCAGACGCTTTAGCTCTACCACGTTCGATCCATCTTCGGCTTCGTGATCCAACCCAAACCGAAGGCTAATCAACCGTTCGCTAATCAAAGCGTCTGAAACAATAGCTTGTAAACGAGTCTCTTCTTGAGTCGCAAATCTTGGGACATTCCCAAGCGGGGCCAACGTGCGGATCTTGAAAGGCTCTTCGGGAAGATGGGTCCACTGCGTAAACAAAGCGTCGGCTACAACAGCCGGGTCATACTCCGAGTCGAGCATCCCGTCGTATATCTCCCACGGAACCTTGTAGTCCCCATCTTGACCCGCCGAAGTGGGGAAAGGTGGCGTCACGACCAAAGTGTGCTCGTCTACAACCTCTATGACTTCGTACCAGCCAAGGGCATCACCAGACAGGATCTTGAGTTTGTAGCCTGGGAGAACTGGTCCTGGTTCCTCGAAGGGTTCTGGATCATCGCTTGTTCCGACTTCCTCGTCTTCGCCTGCTTCTTGGATGGTGGTCTCCACCATCATAAGGAAGTTGTCGTCTTGGGCAGCGAAGGTGTTTGTGAACCCCGTCTCGCCCTCAATGAACTCGCCCTGGCCGCCCGTGCCGACATAGCTCCCAACCCGGTCGATGAGCATAGCTACACCGGGATTGCCGCCATCCAACATGAGGTACTCATCATCCTGCACCTTTAGCTCGAAGGAACCGCCCTCTTCAGCTACAAACAACCCCATGTTGGGGTTAGGCTCACAACCCAACAGGCTCTCTGGGATGATTGACTGCTTCCCCAACGGGAGTCCCCGTAATGGGGCCTCTACTGATTCAACGATGTCCTCTTTCTCAAGCCACAGAAAGGCGTTCTCTCCGAAGACATAGAAGACATCAATCAGTTGCCTCAAGAACCGAACCTGACTCTGTTCACCACCCCCAACTTTGATGGTGTTTTGGGTCTGGAAGAAGACCCCTTCCCCATAGCCAGGAATGTCCTCCAATGGAGGATAATCAACCAGCATGACAGGATAAGGTTGGACCCCGCCTTGAGGGGAGATCTTGTGGTTCTTCACCCGATACTGGTGGATAAAGTCAGGCCGTTCAGAAGACCGGTCTCGGTTGAAAGGGCTGCGCTCCAGCCCAAAGGAGATTCCAGAGTCAGATAGCCAGTTGTCCCGCCCATCCTCGGCGTACCACCCAGGAAGGAGCCCCAAAGCAGCACAAGCATCGAGGTCTTTAGTGCCGTTTGGTCCCCATCCAATCTCGATTCTATCGTAACCAGACAAGATGATGTAGCCGCCGACATCTTCCACGTTAGCAGCAAGCGCCCCGACCTCGGCACCCCCGACGAAGGCTCCCGTCTGGTTCAACACACAATCGATCTCATCTTGGAGTGTCGTGATGGAATCCCCTGCCGGGGTCGTATAGCCTTCATCGGCTGCGGAAGCCTTGAGAGACTCCACCACCTCCAAGATATCGAACGTCCCATCCCCTAAAGCATGGGCGTCCCAGGTATAGGGTGTCCCGTTGACGGCGAAGCGGAGGATCTCGGTCCCTACAAATGTAAACTCGTCACGGACCTTGGAAGTAAGCCGAGCCCTATATGTATAGGTTGAGGGCTTGAACAAGCTCTGCTGGAAGTAAACGAGTCCGGTCACTGCCGACCCAGGAGCCAACCAGTCGTTTAGCTCTGTGGCGATTCGCTTCCGTTCCTTACGGGGAAGCATGACCGCTGACCCGAAGTTGCCATGCCCGTCGAGGTCCACATAGCCCGTCGTCTCGCCCATCCAGCCTTGGCCGTCTTCTTTCTCTGGAGACTTGGCAACGACACCACGCCCACCAGTGACATTCCAATCAAAGAAAGGTAGCTGGGAAACTGACAGGGCCTTGTCGGGCATAAAGAACCCGTTTGGATCGAAGGCATAGTCCCTCTCGTCCAAAGTAACGACAGCACCTCTGGACGAGAAGATGAATGAATCCCCAACCTCAACAGTTTCCACGCCAAGATGACGGACCTTGACGGACCGAACCAGACCGGAAACCGTCCAACCGGCGCTATTATCCCCTCCCTGACGTGTCCCAACCTTCCCGTCAGCGTCAAAGGTAGTCCCAGACCCATCGGGTACATGAAGCACCCCACTGACCCCAAGACCGTTCCCACCGAAGGGTTGTGCCGTCTGGACGTAAATGTCCTTGTTGTCACCCATGTCCCATCTACGAATGGGGGTGGCTGTGTCCTGATCAGCATCCTCTCCAAACCACATCATCTCGGAAGGGCTTTGGATGGGCTGGGAGATAGCGTTCATAGCAAGACCGTTGTAGTAAACGGTAGTGCCCAGATACAGGTAGTTGAAAAACTCGCTCTCGGGGTCGGGCCACCCGTACACCTCATCATGGAACTTCAGTTGTCCCGTGGTGAGAGAGACCCCAACCTCTGTCACCAACCCGATCTCCAAGTCGTAGAGATCGGCGTCTGTGTCTACGAGCACCGGGGTCAACGGGCGTCGAGAGCCAAAATGAATGAAAGGGTGGGTATCCGGTGGTGGGATCGGGGAGATGAACAAGGGGATCTTATTCGTCTCTGCCCCCTTGAGCTTCCCGACAAAGGCGTTCGCCTCCGTGTTGAAGCTCCGATAGGAATACCAAACAGATTGGCCGCCGTATTCCAAGACGAACTTCGGATTGAAGAACACCTCTCCCGTAGCAGCCCCAACGATCCCGGCAAGGGGCGGGTCGTAAGCAGAGAAGTTGAACTCTTCAGAGACATCCTCATCCAAGACAACCAACATGCCGTTGAACTCATGCTCGGCAAGCTCATCGGCCTCGGCAATCGGAGTTGAGCCGCTATTTGGGATTCTTCCAACCCGAACCATCGAATACTCGTCTGCCCCGGCCACCCCTGGTATCCCGGGCAAGTATTCACCGACCTGTACGCCAGAAGGCGGGGGGATCAAGGCATAGGTAGTCTCAACGGCAAGAGCGCCTACCTTGACGATGCCTGTGCCCTTGAGGGGTCGAAACTTGCGGTACTTGAAGTCGTATCCGAACCGGGTCTCATAAGGATCATTACGAGTCCACCAGAACCGAGAAGGAGCGATGAAGTACATGACCCGACTAACCGAATCGCCTCGCTTGAAAGAAAAACCGCCGCCGAGTCCAGGGCTACCCTGCTGATCAGCCCCGAACGCCGCTGCGATATCGTCCAGAAGGGCATCTTCAGTAACGGCTCCCCGAGCGTAGTCATCATGGATCTGGGTGTCATAAGACACCCCCAACTTATCTGCCTTGATAGTAACGATTCCGGCGTCTGGATCAACCGACTCAAACGCCTCATAGATATTGGTTAGGTCGCCCTCTTCTGCACTTTCTAATGACTTGGTGTCAGCATTGAGCCCAGCCCAGAACATGAAAACATGCCCGGTATCTCCCCGGGTCACCCTCACGCCGACAATGCCAGATATAGAACGGTCGCCCTTGTCTGAAACGATAATGCTACGAGAGGCGTCTTTCCGACGAAAGAGAGAAAGGTCCGCAGTTGAGCGGCCCTCTTCATGGAACACGGTCCTAATCAGAGAGGCTGCTGGTTCTCCATCGTTTAGATCACCCGGCCAACCCCTTTTCTGGGCGACCACATGAAGACCCGAACCATTTGCGAGGATACCGGTCCCACCTTCTTCCACCCACGGATCAACAACTCCCGACGCATTTACAGGGTTATTCTCATCTCCGGTGATGATAGCCATCGAAGAAGAGTTCGCCGCCCAGATGATGTATTCGGTGGTTCCTTCAGCGGGGGCGTTCAAGATGGAGGTTCGATACTGGTCAGCGTCAAGCTCAACCAAAGCGGGAGCTTCACCGTTGTCGCTGTTCAGTGTGTATGCGGGTCTGCCAAGCGAAGAAGACTCCACATGAGGGACGGCCTTCACATCACGCACTACGCCATTGGAGGCAAGCCCCGTTGTCGATGCGTTGGAGTCCGCAGAAGTCGCACCACGGAGCACATATCCAGAGAAATCAAATCCCATCTATCAGCCACCATCTAAAGCACAGTTGAAGTTGAAGCCCCGCCCCCAGGCCAGGGGGCAACCGGACCTTTCGGGGTGACGGCCCCTATACCGATACCCGTCAACGTCTGGACGCTTGCACCAGAAGCCAGGGCGCTCGCAAGACTCGTCATACACACTCCATAGATCTGCCCGCTGCCCCACTCCACAATGATCCTCCCCGCCAACGTGGTTGGATCTGCCAGTGTCACCTTACCCAAGTCCACACCAGTTGCGACCCCGATGGAGTCTCCTTTGTAGAGACCTGTCGTCGAGGCTCCTGCAACAACTCCGAGCGAGCAGATGCTTGCCAGCGTTTGAGCTTGAATCCCCGTGATCGAAAAGGCAGACAAGAAGCTCATATAGGCTCCGGTGGCGGGGGAGATGATGAGCTTCCCCGTCACCTGTCCGGTTCCCATCAGCCCAATGACAGCGCCGGTAAGTCGAACAGAAGTACCCTGACCAAGCCACCAGTTCACCGCTCGCCCAAAGGCGCTGGTGAAAGAAACGCCTGCTGATCCAGTCCAAGAGTAAGCAGTGCCAGTGCCAGCACAAGCGAGAGGTAGCCCTATCGTTGAAACACTCATCCTGCTGACGCTCCAACCCTAATAGTGATGGTCATCGAACCCATTTTTCCACACATAATACTACCCAAGGGCTGCCCAATAATGGGGTGGATGTGGCCGGAACAGATGACCCCGCCACTATCAAGAGGGCTTCCGGGGGCTGACATAGCAATCGTATTGCCCTCAACGGCACACTGCCCCAAGGCAGCGATGGTCGTCTTTGTCTTACTCCCGACCTTGGCGGAACCTACCGTTGAAGTCATCTTCACAGAACCGACCTGCATCTCGGCCATGAATCCAATAGTGGCCCCAAAAGTCACTTGGTTGAGCCCAGGAATATCCTTGCTGGTCGTGTTAGCGTCCCAAGTGACCTTGCCAGTCTTGCAGATCGTCTTCTCGGCCCCAATGTTGTAGACCGATTCTCGGTCCCCATAGTCGTAGGAGGTCCGTTTGCCGCCATTGGCGTACTCCACTTCATCGACAACCTCATAGAAACAGACGCCATTGGAGATGGGGCCTCCTGCGGTGAAGCTCGTATGACGCATAGGAAGCTCGGTGATCCGATCTCCATTAGCTCCCGAGTATTTTTGGGTCTCCCGCCCCATCGCAACGTGTTGGACCTCATTTGCACGGAGGATAATGGTCCCATCCCCTGCGTTGAGGTTGATCTGCTGACCGGGTGAGTTCAGAGAGATCCCAGACTTCGCAGTGATGGTAGCGGAACCGCCTGCCCCGATAAGAACCCCCTCTTCTGACTCCATGTGAAGCTCTTGGCCCTTGAGAAGCATACTCGGGATGGCCTTTGGGGCACCGGCTGCCATCGGGCTATCGCTTTCTGGTTCTTGGAGTGCTTTGACTGCCCTAACGCCTTCGATTTTCCCGCCAGACTCAATGACAACTGCGCCTGCCGCCGACCCGAGTCGAAGCCCTACGTTCTCGCCATCTGTCCCAGGTCCAGAAGATAAATCGAGAGGCCCCACAACTGAAAGATTCAAGCCTGCGGTATCAAATCGAGTCGTCCCGGCAACAGACACTTCGACACTGTTGGTTCCCTCTGGACCCCCAATCCTGGCCTTGAATCGACCGTCCTTCGTGAAAGATGTCCATGAACTTCCAGAGTGCTGTGACTTATCCCCGGGAGCTACTGGGTGTACCCGAAACAACGTGGCCGCTTGTTCACCGAGTTCAAAGCCAGCAGCCGAAGAAATCGAAGGAGTAGCAGTCGGCCCGTCAAACACCACTGGCCTCAACGGAACCCCGTACAAAGCACGGTCTGCATTGAAGGCGTTGTTCCCGACCACGGTCCCTAATGCAAACTCAATGAAAGCCTGCCCACGGTTACCCGACATTCGGTCAAGATCAACCCCTTCTGTCTGTTCTGAAACCGGAAGTATCCCATCCGTCGTGTGGTCTACTTCAATACGATACTCGGAGAACGCCTTGGCACCTGTTAGCTCTGCATTATTGGTGTACCCTTGTTCGTTATAGGCGACCCGAAAGATGGGCTTGCCCCCATAAACGGCTTTTTTGTCGGGGTCAGTCCCAGTCTTCCCCTTTATGGACGCCAAAATCGGTTCAAACCGTACATTAGGCGGTCGAGGCATACGCAAGAAATCAATGGCGGCATCGGGAGCACCTATTGCCGAACCTGCCATCCAAGGTTCACCCCCACCGCTCTGGTCTTTACCCATCATTGTCTGGTCGGTGGCCCAGCCCCTCGAATGGAACACGGCAGATTGAAGAAGGTGGGCATCTCGTTGGATCATGCCCGCATAGACCCGTGCCCCTGACATGACATGAAACTGTTGCTGTGACCGAACAACAAAGGCTTGGTCTTGGTCTCTCAACCGTAGCTCATTCGCCTTACGGTTCGTAATGTAAACCCCTTCATTCAACAGGATGTCTGACCCTTTGGAAGAGCTTGCTCCAATATCCCCAGGTCGTAGGTGCATCCTCTTGTGTCGAGTACGGGCGAACTGCCCCTCGACCATCGCCGCTCCCCGTGGTCCCATCCTTTCTTCGTCGGCGGTGAAGGGAGAGGTAATAACCCAGTCGTGTCCAAGCCAAGCCCCGGGTGGAATCCAAGCCAGGATTACTGGTGTTTTGGTTCCTTCATTATCTCTCGGTCCGGCACCCCCGCTCTCTTGGGGCATCCAACCAACCACGCAGTTGTCTCCAACCTCTGGCATTGATCCAAAGAAATGTCGTGCCCCAGCCCCAGGAAAAGTGATTGGAACAGGAACACGTTGATTCTGAAAGTCGTCCCCAATGACAATACGAAGCGTAACGAAAAACTCTTCGTAGTTGACGTTGACAACTTGACCCACCCCCAAATGGGGGTTTCGACTCGGTTGTGCCTCTTGGAGCTTCTTACGGGCCTTTGCTTGTTGAAGCTGGTGATGCCCCTGGTAAGAAGTAAAAGTAGAAAATCCAGAAAATGGTGATGTTGCAAACATGCTAATCCTCGGTGTCCCAGTCAAAGGTCTTTACAGCTTCAGACGCCGCTTTCTCATTATCAACGGCTTGGTCAAAAGCGGCACCTGCGGCCTGCGTACCGGCAACGGATTTATTGATAGTGTCTTGGAAGTCACCCCAGGCATCACTGAAGGGACCATTGTCTCCAGATAAGTTCTCACTCACGTAGCCACGAATCGCTGCTTGGTAATCTTGCCACAGAGGGGTCTTGCTCCCCTGTTCGAGAACTTGTCCAACTGAAGGGGCATCCAACAAAGGCTTACCGTCAGAGCCGAAGTCAAGCTCGGAGAAAGCCTCCGCCATGCCCATGTCCTGCTGGGCAAGCACGTTGGCGAAGTCTGTGCTGAAGGCACGCATCGCCACAGACGACTCGGCACCTCGATGGGCGCTGGCTGGTGGCAGATCGTCAACAATAGAACCAAGGTCTGCTAACGAATAGGCGGCGTTCTCTACGACGAGCTTTTGGGTGCCCTCAAACTGCTTATTAGCCAACCAGTTCTGGAAGTTGAGGTCGAAATGGTCAGCCTCGGTATCCCATTGACCAAGCCCATAATCAATGATCTCCTGTGCGGAGAAGTTGTTAGCCAGAGCTACTTCCAAGTTGTAGATCGACTGCTGCTGCCCGGTCATCGTTGAGTAGTTAGCAATCTGGTCTGTCACCACACGACTCGAATCGGCAATCACCGCTTGTTCGTCAGGGTTGTGGGTGCCTGACACCAAAGACTGCACAAAGTCGTCAACGTACTTCTTGTCGATAGCACTTGTAGGATCGACCTTTTGCATGTTTTGCATGGGGTTGTCAGCGAGGATGTCCAATCCACGGCCATAACGATAGTTTCCAACCACCGTGTAGCCTTTGGCATCGCTGACAGGAAACACTGGAGCTTGCGTCTCAACAGTCTTCCAAGAATCCGTCACATAGTCTTGGCGCACCGTCGAGTTGACGGAAATATCAAAAACATCTGACATGATCCTGTTGACACCAGAAAAGACCCTCGAACCCGACCTCTTGGCTTTCTTCCAGATGTTGTAAACCCCCGCCGCATACTGCTGAATGGCACCCCTCTGGAAAGCCTCAAAGACCTCTTGTCTATTGTACGGGGCGACCGCAAGCCCCCTTGACATGATGAGGCCCAATGTCATGCCCCATGTTTTGTCCCCCGCTATCTGACCCCAAGCGACGTTCGGCCACATCTCGCTATCTGTCTCGGTACCGAACAGCGAATAAGCGTAACCCTCGGTGCCTTGAAATCGAGCAGAGAGGTTCATTATATCCTCGTTGTTGAGATTGCCGACTCTTACGCTATTCGCTGGGAAGTGTGATGCGCCATGAATATACCAACCGGGTTGATGGATTTGACAACACCTGTCGGGGTATTTTGGCTCGAAAGCTATCTTGCGGAAGGGGGCGTTGCTGCCTGTGTAATGCTTGGATTGCAACGCAGCTTTTCCAGTCTGACCGTTCTCAAAACCAAAGTCCCAATGCCAGCAAAAAACTTGCTTCATGGTCATGTTGACAGGAATAGCCACAGGGCAGGCGTTATCATCGAGAAAGGTTGCTCCGCCCCGTAAGCCCCATGTGGGAAGTCCGCAGTTGTTAGCGCCCCAGGAGGTGACCAGCCCGGGTAGGCCCATCGACCAGGACTGTACAAGCGAATAGGCTGGCTTGGAGACGTATGCCCAAGCGGTCATCTGGTTGTTACTGGAACTGCCCCTATACATACAGAGTTTTGGAACCTGCATCCCAGCACCGCTGTCCCATGCCCTATCCGGCGATGACTTTGACCCTTGGAACGTCCATTTGTCCGGCTTCTCCGATGCCCGGTCGAACATGGCGGAGTCGTCGTGATCCAGGATGAGTTCGTTGAGTGTGTGCCACAAACACATGGGCCGAAGCCAGATACTTCCCGTTCCATTCACCCCGGCATCTTCGAGTTGATAACGGTAGGCAGGGTTAGTTGTCGAGGTGCCGCCTGTGTCTCCAAAAATCAGATGTCGAACTTGTGCATATGCACAACTTATCCTTCCCTTGTTCCCGGCGGCCCCCTTAGCCATCGCTGTCGATCCTTCTGGCTTGCCGCCCCGCCAATCAGCATCGGGGATTGTGGCGGGCCAATATCCACTGGTCCCCCAATCGTCAGCACGCTGGCCCCCAGCCGAAGTGTGGGCCCACATCTGCGTAATGGCGTTTACAAGCTGCTGAAAAGTGATATTTGCTGATTGATTGACCCTGACCCCTTGTCTCTCGACACGGAACTTCTTTTTGACCTTATGGATCGAGAACATTAGCTGATGGATGTCTTCGGTTGCCATCACCTCCCGAGTGCCAGGATGTCTTTCGACATACAAGCCCTTGAAGATGGTTCCACTGCCCAATGCTGCTTCGGGGGGCATTAGCTCCCGTGAAGGCGTCGTGATCCTTGCACCTGTTAGCCATTGGGTATTCGTAGCTTGATTGAGATTCCCCCCTGCTCCAGTTAGACCTCGGTCTGCCAGGGGGGCGGCACCGGTCGCTGTTGGGGGGATAAGATCCCAAGCGTCACCTTGATCATCAGCCGTGGGGGCCGCTGATGAGTAATACCGATACTGTCCAGGGAGTTCCCCATTCGTGAAGATAGCCTTCTTGTTGCTGATCAAATCCAACAGGTTGGAAGAGCTATCCAGATCGTTCCAACCGGAACGTGCAGCTTCCCCTCTACTGAAGTGCTGGCTTGCCAGCTTGACGATATCCGATAGCATCTGTTGTTCAGCCGTTGCAGTCGCACCTGTCAACTTGGAGGTGATATGAGCCTCTTGAGAAGCTGCATACTGGGACTGTAATGCTGTATGTTCAGCATCCAGCTTTATCCAATCGGCAGAGAGTTCGGCGAGATCCTGTTCCAAGCCGCTCCGAGTCGCAAAGTTAGCGTGGTCGTTGAGCGTCCCCTGCGTGGGCTTACCACGCACCGGGGCTGGGGCTATCCCCATCGGGGTAGACTTCATAGTCTTCTTGAGTTTGGCTTGGCTTGTCTTATTCGCCGCCATTTGGGCTGAAAGATCTCGGATTGATGCAGCAGAAGAAGCAGCAGCCGGGGCTGATGTGCTCAAAATCTCTTCACGCTCTGCCGCAACATTAGAAAGCTCGACGGTTCCACCGACACTTCCCGTGGTGTAGCCACCAAGCTGGCCGTCTGAACGAACCTCACCACGGGCGGAACCTTCTGGATCAATGGTGATATAAGTAGTCGTGATGTTGGTCCCCTCGCCCGTCGTATACTTGAACTCTCCCTTCGCCTTATCAGCGGGCGAGGTACACTCCGTAACTACCTGATTCATTTTGGAGGCAGCCCTCAACAAAGAACGAAGAGTGTCAGGTTGAGACAAGGCTTCCCCATCAACCCCAGTGATGAAGAACATTGGGTTGAGAGCAGTGGGGTCGAGTGCCATCACAACATTCGGATACCCCTTGATTCGATGAATATACTCCCCGTCTATCTGCTCATAAACCGACAAAGGCTTCGGGGGGCGAAGCATGTCCTCTAATCTAATCGCATCGATACCCTCCATGTCAGTACGACCGGGAGCGAAAAACTTTGCCCGCTTACCGATCAACTGAAGAGCCGTAGTACATTGACCCCCGGCTTGGTAGGCATGAGCGAACGAGTTGCAGTAGTAAAAGGCGTCCAAGTGGGCGATGTAGATCGGATAACCGGGACGAAGCTCTGGACGTAAAGGAATCGTCACACTGCCAGAGTTTACACCGACATTCAGAATGTCCGTGCGGTTGACGGCTGCGAAGAACATCTGTCTTGGATCATTGAAGTAAGCGGTCTCGAACGACCCGGGACGCCATCCAAACTGCGCTACGAGCTTGTAATCAATGAACGTCCCTTGAACACCCCACTCATTATCCAACCCCGTACCTGCGATGTTGGCGAAATGAGAGCCCTTGACCGTCATGTATGTGCAGTCGGGTTCCTTCTCTGACCAGTTACAACTAATGAGGTCGATATCCTCGACCCGATAGATGCGGCTGGAAGATGTGTCGAGGTTATACATTGGAGGCTTGAAGACGAAATCTCCATCTACATCTTGGAAGAACTCAAAGCCCGTGACCTCACAGACCTTGTTGATAATATCGAGCTTGGACTCATAAGCCGACTCGAACATATTGATCTGCCCAAGCTGCCCAAGGTCTTTGACGAACGCCTGCATCTCAAACATATTGAGTTCAACGTCATCTTTTTCGAGATTGCCATCGGAATCCGCGTCTTGTGGTCCGGCCTGCCCCCAGTTAGCCTCACCCATCGCCGAGTGCGTACCCCCTGCATCAAGACCGCATTTCGTTCGAGCGATCTGGGCTGTCCTCCGGTCTCCTTGGACCAAACCCAAAGCAACTGCTTGATCGAAGATGCTGGATACTTGACTCCTGGCTTGGGCTGACCCCTCGATTCCTGGGTATCGAGACTTGAACAAGTTGTTGGCATTCGCCGTAGAAAGCCGTCCAAGGAACGCTGCTTGAACAGTGTTATACATCGCCCCAGATACCCCGTGCATCCGAAGGCCGATCATCCTCTGTTGGAAACGCTGCTCCCAATACTTGATGTTCAACGAGAACAAAGACTCCTGCCCGTCGATCTTTGCGTCTACGTTGGTCTGCTGCCTAATGGCATGGGTAACACCGCCCGCAGCGCCCGCCGTATCGTGGAACAACGTGTAGATGATCTGATACGGGTGCATCCCCGTGAAGTTATGCCCCAGTAGGCTGTAGTTGAGCTTGGAGTTGGTAGGGCGAGCGCCGAAGAAAGAAGCGTTCGTACTCATGTTCTGGTACTCCCAGAAATGAAGCATCGAAGCACAGTTCAAGCTGGCCGTCTGAAACCCACCAGAAAACTGAAAGTCAACCTGGGTCACGACCCCGTGGAAGACATGATAGTAGGGGTAAGAAAAGAGATCGTCGTATGCGTCCTTGGTGTGAAGCCCCTTTACAGACTCGTCAATAATGGCGTTGTCAATAACAGACCCTTCGGAGGTCGCCTGTGCCGCCGATGCCGCCGATGAGGATGTCGCTTGATGTCGGGCGCTGTCGTCCCAAGAAATGCTGTCGGCACCATCCAAACGAGCTTGGTAGATAGAAAATGCTGATGGAACGCCGTTGAACTTCCCGGCTGCGGCTAACAGTCGTACCCGCTCGACCTCTGCAATCAACTCGTCGGGGTACATACTACGGAATCTGAACGTGCCGCCCGGTGCGTCATCTGGATTTCCAGTGAACGTGATCCCACGCCCGCCGGACTCCCCTTTAGAAATATACCAACCCGCAATGAAGTTCCCGGGATTGGTATCCCAACCCTCCCTGAAATCGTAATGTGGAATCTCCGATGAACCCTCCGCACCCGGTTCACTAAATGAGTTGTACCAACCGTTGCCGCCAGGAGGGATGAGCCCCTGCTCCTGCATAACGATTGCCGTTGCATAGGACGTGTAGTTGAACCGATCCCCGGCACTCGCCACATCTTCTGGCCTATTGTCCCGCCCTGGATCGGAAGGCGATCCCAAGAAGGTGCTACCGGAATAGAACTTCCAATCATGGGCCGTGCCCTCGGGATGCTCGCCCGTCGCCGTGTGTATGCTGTGCCCCCCTTCATGGGCGTTGAGAATGTTGGTCCTTGGGTTGTCGTGATGCGTAACACCTGCTTCTGGGGCAGAGACCTGCATCGCCAGCACCATCGCCTCGGCTACCGCTTGAGACTTGTCGGCATTTGTTGTGTTGTGTTCGTAAGCGGTAGTGGCCCGTGCAGCGGCATCGCCTTCTACCGGCACCGGGGTTGCTGAATCCCGTGTTGAGAGTTTTCGGTGGTCCGAAATGTCTTCCCCAGACGCATACCGATCATCGAGCGTATAGGTGTGGTCCGTTGGGACTGGTGGGGCAGCCGTAGCGGCTGCGGCTGCGGCTGCGGCTGCGGCTGCTATCTCTTCATCGGTCAGCTTGCTATACGTGTCATCGATCATAATCTGACCATCTTCAGTAGTCAGAGACCCATCAGCACCTATGATGTCAGCTTCGTTTCCGATATCTCGAAACAACCCACGAACAGGGAAATACCCTCTCATGTAAACGTGGACTTCCAAACCGGGGCGGAAGATGAAGTTGGCGTCTCGAACGATAGATTGAAGAGAATGGACAGGGATGGAAAGAGAGATCTGTGCGGAGGCACCCCCCGATTCAGTACCAGCGTCTACGGAAACCGAAGTAATGAAGGGCTGGATGTTGATCTTGGACATCCCCGGCGAAGTCGGCGTCCCGGGTACGGTGAGATCCCCATTGAGATAAACAAGGCAATCCGGCGTGTGCTGAACAATCTTCTTATTGTTCAGCTTCCACGTTCCAACATATGGTCTGTCTTCTATTCCCACGTCTATCTCACTTCATAAAAGGGTTGCTGGTTGCCAATGGTTCGCCCTGCTCTGCCTCTGCGCCAGTACCAGCAGCAGCCTCAAAACCCAACTCCCCTACCGGAAGGGTCTCCACAGACTTCGACTGCTCCCAAACATAACGACTATTGGCCGCCCCCACTATGCCGCTAACAACAAGCCCCGCCCCGAGTGCGGCTCCATATACAGCACCCACACCGGGGATGGCAGCGACCCCGAGTGCGGCTCCAAGGGCAAGACCTTCGTCTGCTCCCCCCAGAAGCACTTGGGCGCTACGAGAAGTCGAGTTCGTAAAGTCTGCCCCTCGGGCTGAATAGGTTTCGGGGGTCTCAACCGGAGACTTTTGAGGCATGGGGGGAGTTTGGATGCCCCCTTTGTTGTCATACTTCTGAACAACGGTGAAATCGAGATCAAACGAGATACCGCCGCCGTGTAGAGCTTCTTCATACCCCCAACCAAAGGAGTTGAAGTTCCCGAGGTAAGTGTAGCCATCGTAATCAATGGCTACGAGACCGACATGCTGCATGGCATTAGATTTACCGATGTTGTCGTAGATGTACCCGTTGTTCTTGTAGTAGGTGAACAGGGTCATCAAGTTCTTGAACGCCGCAGAGTTGCGCTTACTGGCGAACTGAACCCCAGAAGGAGTTGTTGTCCAGCCGTTGTTGTCTGATGTCCCCGTCGAATAGAAAGCCCCGATTCTTCCAGAGAAGGTCAACTTGGGCTGTTCCTCGCCCCAGGTCTGGTAGATGTAGCCATAACGGGTTCGCTCACTAAACTGTTGGATCTTTGCATAGCTGATCGACATCGTTTCTGGGTTGATCAACAGGTACAGTGGCGGGGCATTGATGATCGACTTCAACTGGGACATCATGTCTACTGCCACGTCATAGTCACAAAGAGCAGGCTCCATCGTGGAGTCCCCAGAAGTCCCTGCGGCACTCGGGGCTGAAGTCGTACCACGACCCCCTTGAGTTACACCTGCTTCCTGGGTGCCCCCTGCCAGAAGCGCAGCCACGCCCTTGGATTGCTGCATGGCAGCCTGGGCAGACACAAAGCTATTGCTGGAAGAGTTGGCGGCATCGTATAATCCCAACCGAATGGGATTATCCGTAGTACCCGCCTCCATGTTCGCACCCAACATCAGACTCGCCAGGACATCTGGGTTGGAGAGGTAGTGGAGAGGTGGGACTAAACGGATGCAGAAAGGCGAAAGTGTCCGAAGCCAAGCATTGGTGCCGGACACCGGCTGACCAGTGGTGTACTCATATGTGAGGGATGTGTCCGGTCCGACAGTCTGGTTGTACTCTTGTGCCGTTTTGACCGATAAGGGTTTGGCAAAGGCGAAGAGATCTTCTAATGCGGCCTCTGCGGTAGCGAGCTTGGAGTCTGCCCACCGTAAGGCTTCTTGGAAGGCGCTGTCGTAATCGAAAGGATTAGCCCACCTTTCAACCCAACTCCCCTCGTAATCCCAGCCATCATCTACAATGTTCGACCGCTCTCCAGCAGCGAGCAGTTCTGTGGCTCTTGCTGCTGCTGCTTTTTCGGCTTCTACTTTTGCAAGATAGGTTTCTACGGCTGCGGCGGCCTCCATCGCCGGGGTGATCACGGCCCATGTTTTTCCGCCCACCTTCCCATCTGCACCCGCTGGCCCAAGCTCTAAACCCGCATTGATCATCGCCTTTTGGGCGGCTACGGTCGCTTTTTGCGTGCCTTCCCCAAAATCCCCGTCAACGCTGCTCTTCACCTTCCCATCTGCACCCGTATAAGTAGGTTTGAGAAACCCATCACCGTTACTTGTTGGTGAGAACCCGGTATCTGAAGTTGTATCTGCTTTATGGGTGGTCAGGAACGATTGGAGTGTTTGTACTTCCGCCTTGTCGTTCTTGCTTCGCCTACCCTTTGAAATGAATGACATACATCACCTCACGTAGTCCGAAGGGACCAGATCTCATTTCGGACAATAAAGTTGGCCGAAAGATCGAACTGGTAAGGCTTGGTAGCTGCTTCAGTCACCGAGAAGTCGGAAAACCAACCGTAATGAACACCCCCATCGAATGAGATCTTGATAGCTCCATTGAAGACGATGTTTCCTTGGAGATCATAGATAGCCCCGTTGTTGTGGAACAACGCCAACATATCAAGGTACTTGTCGTAAGCGATGGTCTCCCTACGCCCGCCCCCTACGTCCCAGACATCATCAACGGGACCGGGGCCGGTGATGTTCGACAAACCCGTGTAGATCCGCATGAAACCACCTGTCGCCATCGTCAAAGCGATGGTCTCGGTGCCGTCTCCCCAATGTTGCTCAACCCAACCCCCCTTGGTCTGAATCCGCTCGATGATCTTGGTGTAGGAGAACTTCATCGAACTCGGGTTCACATGAAGAACCATCTTTAGATCATCGGGAAGCAGACTCGTCACCAAGTCCGTCCCCACAATATCGAACACAACAGGGCGTATGCCTTTCCCGAGATACTCATCGTCGGGAGACATGAAAGCACTACGGAAAAGAGGGTAGGTATCCTTGGTGTAAAGCGAACTGGACATTAGGCCACACCATTCATCGATCTGTTCCAACTATCCAACGCCGCAATCATGTTCTCCTTGGTTGCACCGTGGAAGGTAGCGTACATATTGACCATTTTGCCTCCCCCTCTTGCGTTGTCGCTCGGGTGGCCGGTATTGCGACCTTGGCCCACCTCTGCGCCCCCAGGCCCTACACTGATGCCATCGTGCGCCGAGATAGTCGCAACATGCGACAGCCCCTCGGTGGCACTCCAACGAAGGATGCCATCCTGCATCCAGTTCCTCTTGTTCATGATCGCTGATCTGACCTCTGGGTCGAGACCAGTGACGCCACGCATCGCTGCTGCTGCCGCATCCCGGCTTGGGAACATCGCCGCAATCTGTTTGGCGTGATCCCTATTACCAGCCAGCATCGATCCGGCCTTTAGCTCATCCATACCAGACGCTCGGGCGAGAGATGTCATCGACTTTTGCGCTCGATCTGCATCACTTGCGCTCTTCAGATCTTCAAGGAGTCTGTCACGGGCAGCATCTCGCCTCAACTGCTCTTCGTCTGCCTTCGACAAGATCCGTTGCTGTGCTTGCTGGTATTCGGGACTGTTCGGGTCCATCCCTTTTTGGATTGCCCCCTGCAAATCTTCAGCGGTGACCATCCAGTTCCCTTCTTCGTTCTGGTAGGCATCTCCAGCGGCAATCGTATCGGTGATGGCTTTCTGATCATCACTCATTCTGTCGTACATCTGCTTCATATGCGTTGCCCACGCTGCATCTTCCTTGTTCCCGCCAGAGGCCATAGAACCAAGACCCCCACCAACGAGACCCCCACCAACCGCAGCACCTCCATACGCCAGCATCGCTGGAGCCGCAGCACCGCCAGTGGCAAGCGTAATGCCGACACCTGCGACGACAGCGGAAGCTGCCACCACATGTTCCCACCCTTCGAGTCCGACCCCTTCGGTCTTCTCACCACGACCTTGCTTTCGGAAATCCTCCACGGATGTCAACTCCTGGCGGGTGTCCGTGGTGCTATTTATGGACATCACGGCTGCCATTTCGCTTTCTTTGGCAGCGATGCGTCCCATCAAATCAGCTTGCAGGAACTTTGCGTCCCGTAACTCCTGTTTTGCGGCATCTCGGGCGGCTCCCGGTTTCGATGTTCTCAACGCCCGTTCGGCTTCTTGGATGGAGGCTGATTTGTCACCCATCTGGCTTTGTAATGCTGCAATCTCGGATTGAATCTGAACCCTGGCCGTACTTTGCATCTCCCGTTGGTCATCATCGAGAGCGTTACCCATATGGCTGACAATCCAGTTGACGCCCTTCATAATCTGTCGAAGAATCCAAGCGATGACGTTCTCGGTGATGGTCGCCAAGTCCATCGTTGCCCTGGCGACTTGGCTGGATAGGACATCAGCAGCGTTTTCTGCCTCGCCTCGGTTATCTGCGTAACTCGCTTGCAGAGCTATCAAGTGTTCGGCTTCTGTGGCTCGTTGAGCATTGGTTCTGTCTACGGCCTCACCGTTTGCGGTTAGGCCCGCCACCATGATGTTTCCATTAGCGTCAATGTATCCCCCAAAGGATTCGACCTGGGACTTCAAGGAGTCTTCGAGCGTCTGGGATAACAATGTAGTTTCTTCTGTGGACTTGCCTCCGTTGGCTGCCAGCTTCTCTGCCAACTCCTTGTGCATCGCCACAGTATTACCTTTCTGTGCTTCCAGGGCATTCCATTGGGCCTCGGCTTGGTGGGAGATACGCTGCAACTGCCTAATCTGTTCTCGGGAATAGCCTTCCATTCCCTGGAGAGCGACGAGTTCCTCGAAGTTCATCTTGTGGATCTTCCCTGGAATGATCTCTTTGACAGCCATTAGCTGCCGCATCAGAACCCCACCCGGTCCCAAAGCATCCTGGGCAATCGCCAGATCTTCGACGCTGCCATTCACTCCCCGCATCACGTCCAACATATTCTGCATCGTTCGGGTCATGTCGCCAGACTTGTCCAACCGCATCGTCTCGGCCAGCAGTTCGGTCTGTTCTGCCATGCTCAACTTGGACAACTTTTGGACCATCGCATCACCAATCTGATCCGATGTATTGTTCTGGGATACATTCATATCGACGCCCATCGCACCACCCAGAGCGGTGCGGTCGGCCCCTCCGAGACCACGTTGGAAACTCATCGCTTGGGCTTTAGCTTCTCGGCCCATGATCTTCGACGCCGTACCACGGCCCATCTTGAGTACACCTTTGTAGCTATCCACGAAGCTCTCGCTCTTGAAGCCGTCCGTTAGGCTCTTGAGCATGTCGCCGCCCATCTTCTTGCCCAGGATCTTGCCGAGCTTGGTGAGCAGCATCGCCGATTCGATCAACCGGACGTTATACATCGTCATGCCAGAGGTCGCTTGAGTGACCATCGCATAGAACCGCTTGGTGTTGAATCCAGCGTTCTGGGCGACTTGACCAACCATCGCAAAGCGTTCCGAGATCACCTCCAATGACGTGCCGAGTTCGTGCATGTAATCGGACATATTCTCGGCTATTTCAGTGTGCCCCATCCCAAAAAGACGGCCCATATCAACAGCTTTCTTGACGGCGTGTTGCCACTTCTCCACGTTGGTCGTGCCCGTTTGGATACGGCTCGTAAAGTCTTTGACGGACAGAGAAGCAGACATGAAGGATTTTTGGATCTCGATGACATCATCGGGTTTCAAGCCCATCTTCAAGGCAAACATGCCGTCCAAAGCGATGTCGTGCATGTCCTGTAAAGCAGAACCTACGTCCTTGTAACCAAGGGCGGCCACGTCAGCCGCACTGGCACCCTCCAGCAGCTTCTTGTTCCAGTCTGTTTGTTGCTTCCAGGCTTTATTGATTACCGCTGCAATCACACCAACAATAGCAACGATCCCGATAAGGGCGATCCCAATCGGCCCAAGGGCAGCGCCGACTTTGCCCATAGCGGCACCCATCTTCGCCATGCCAGCACCGGACTTACCCCCGGTCGCCGCCATCTTTGAAGCGCCCTTTTGGGACATAGCGGCACCCTTCTTCTCCATGTACCCGCCAAGGTTCTTGAAGATAGAGCCGAAGTCTCCCGACTGGAGGTCTTTCAGGCCGCCTGCGAGCCCTTTGTTGAACTCGCCGGATCGTTGGGCAAGACCCTTTTTCATGTCCTTCATGTGCTCATCAAGAAGCTCTTTCTTCCTGCTGGCGACCTTCTCTACGGTGTCCATCTCCAGATCAAAGGCCATTCCCTGACCTTTGATGATGGCTCTCATACGATCTGCGGCAGCTACATCTTGAGCCCTCAACGTCTTCTGCTGGGCCTCGGTTGCGGCAATCTCATTCCTCTTGTTCATGCGGTCGGCTGCCGACAGAGACTCGTCTTGCATGTCCTTGTTGAGTTTAGAGAGCTTCTCTCCGGCAGAAATCAGACTATCCCCAATCTTCAGAGACTCCTTGTGAGCATCTGCCATCATCGTATGGAACTTGCTACCGATCTTGTCGATCTTCGACATCATCTTGCTGCCGAACCCGGCATCTGCGGCTGCAATCAAAGCCTCGGAAGTGCGCTTTTTGAGGACATCCGAGGCGGTGGTGAACTGCTTTACGAGGTCACTGCTAACGTCGAGCTTGAGCCCACGTTTCTCCAAGTCCACCATCTTTTTGATGATGTCGTCGAAGTTAGAAAGTACATCTACTTGGATTGAGGAATCAGACATCTGTGTTCCCCTTTAGATCTTCGGTACTCATCTTCACCTTGCGATTACTGATCGCTCGTTGAAGATCTTGTTTTTCTCGAACAGTCACTTTGCCGCCCTCGGTCTGGAGCAGGCCCCTATCGGCATCGCTCTCTATGTATTTCTCATAGAGAACATCTTGATTTGTTCCTTCGACAATCCGGCCTACACGACGTTGAGGCACCTTGCCCCGCTCAACAAGCAGCTTGGCAAGCTCTTCTCTGGTGTACCCGACCAAGGAATCGAGGCTTTCGAGTTCTTCCTCGACATCGGCCTGCAACATCTCCTGTCGAACTTCCATGAGGCGCTGCTGCCGTTCAAGGGCTTGTTTTTCCTTCTCGTCCCTAATCCGAGTCTTGTAGGCATGAACAATCTTGTCGTGGTCGTCCCATTCCCCTGAAACCCACTTCCGCATATCCTCGGCCAACTCGTCTGGGGAAGTCGGGGCAAGTACCACATCTCGCTTATTATCTTCTTCTGTCAGGACGCCCTTCTTACGGTAGTAGAAGTTGTCCAACTCCTTGAGCTTGCGCTCTTCCTCCGCATCTGAAGCTGCCTTTTCCTTGTTATTGAGACTTTGGATGGCCTTTGGTGCAGCGGCACTGGTGATTAGTTTGGCGTGCTGCCAACTCTGTCTATCGGTCCAACGAGCATCTTCGACCTCGTTGTAAGCCTTCCAGATCCTCTGAACCGTGTTGAGACCCGTAGACTCAACCCCAGGAACACCACAAAAACGGGTGGTCCCCAGCCCCATATCTCTGGCTTGATACCAGAGATTACGAGAGTCTTCCTCGTACAGAAAGAACGAGAGATCCTCTACCAAGCGGTTCTGCTTGTGCATTAGAGCCAAGACGATGCGAAACAATGAATCAACAGTCTGGTTAGGCAGGGCGCAGACAGATTGGTACGCCGTATTGATGGCGTGGCGTTCGCCCAAGATATTCCAACCGTCAATCATCCAAACAGACGAAGCGACGAGCCATCTCTGCCACTCAATCTCTTTGTGCTGCTCTCGGTATTGGGTGCCAATACGGTGCCGACACAGAAAGAAATCAGGTTCGTTGAGATTCCGAAGTGAAAACGAACACCCGTTGACAGAAACCATATGGGACAGGAACCCAGTTGTAATCAACTGGGTTAGATCCTCAAAGTAAGGTCTCCGTTGCTCCGTCGTTGTCCTGGGTAAAGGCATTCCATCTCACGTCATTTTGGTTGGCGAAAACGTGGATTTACAGTCCCCTTCTTTATGTTGCCTTGATCGACAACAGGGGGTTTCTGACCACCACCACCTACCTTGTCATGTAGTTCTTGTGGTTCTCCCATTGAATAAGCAGGAATCCCATCAATCGATCCAACCTGCACAACAGCATCCTTCCCCGCCATCTGATCAGCCACTTCCTTGGCAGCTAAATGAGGCGCTTTCCGAGCCGGTGAAACAGCAGTTTCTTGTCTACGAAGTTGGTCTTGTTGCTTTTGCTTTGCCCGTGCTGCCCGAACCTGTGCCATACGCTCGTTCTCGGCTTGAAGTTGGGAGTCTGGATCATCCCCGATGAAGGTGTTTTGAGAAGAAAACGTCTGCGGCGGGGGCTCTTCAGACGACATCTCTTCGACCTTGGCGAGCACTTCTTCCCTGGTCATCTCTGGGGGAGGATCTTGCCGTTCGAGGGGAGGGGCTGCGTGCGTTGGGGAGACAGGTTGTCGAGTAGTCGGGGCAGCCTCTTCAGAGGGTTCTTCCTCTTCAGTTCGGAGCCCTTCTTGTGCCGCCTTCTTCAGATCTGCTACCCGCCGGTCAGCGTCAGCTTGCTCCTGTTGTTGAGACCGTAGCTCATCCCCCCACTCTTTTGCCCGCTCATAGTCCTCGCCTTGCGCTTTGATGGCAGTATTCACAGCAGAGTCCATGACCCCAATCGAGGCTTCTCCCTCTTCCTCGGCCTTCGTCTGCTCCAGTTCGGTGATCCGGTCTTGAAGACGCTTGATCTCGGCGTCGAGATCGGGAATCTCAAAGTCAGTCGCCGCTTCGGCGTCCTGCTCAACCTGTGCCAAAAGCTCGCCGTACTTCTTGAAGATGATGGTTGTGGCACCCCGAGAGAAGTTCGACAGAATATCTCGCACGGCTTGATGTTTGGGGACTTTGATGGCTACGCCGTTATCGAGCGTCTCGCCGGTCTCGACAAACTCAACACCACGGAAGTCAAGCTCACCAACTGCCACAAGGGCGTGGGAGCATACAGCTTGCTTGAAGCGTTCGAGGTAGTCGGCTGTCGTGGAGGCGTCTGTATCGTCGCCCTCGGCCATCGCCTGGGCTGCGAACTTCTGGACCGTGATCTCTTCCGATGGAAGAAGCACCCGAAGCGTTACCGGGATGCCATCCAGATCAAAAGTTAGCTCTCCCTTCCCGACCTCTTCGATCTTGGAGAAAGCGTTTTGGAGAGTTTTCAGGTCCAGCATCGGTCGCCCCGCTATGGAGTTGGGGCTTCCCGGGTGGTTCAAGACAGGACAAGTAAAGATGTATGTCGATCTATATGAGAATCAATCTAACCATTCCCGAAGGAAGGGGGGGCGAAGCTCAAAGTTCTTATCCACATCTATCTGTCTGTCCGTAGATCCACCAAGGAAACCTCGGTTTGCTACAAGTTCAATAAGCTCAAGTCATTATACCGGCCCCTTGGCTATGGGTTCACAGAATCAGTGTCGAAAGAGACGAAGGCTGACTGCGAAGATGAAAGACCACCCATGCCACCACCAACGGAGGCTTGAGAGGAATCGTTCAGTGCATCGGTCTCGGCGAATCGGATCGAGCCAAGTTGTCCAAGGCTTGGATCATTACCCGTTGCGAGGAACTCACCGTACATGGTCGAGAAATCGTGGATGTCAGAGATCATCACATCCCCAGACTCCATGATCATCCCGCTGTCTTTGGCGAAGGTAGCTGACCAAGAGGTGAACCAGCAGGCTTCGTAAAGGGTGATCAATGCCGAGTGTCCCTGACCGGCATTTCCACCACCATCGCCGCCGTCCGAAGTCACGGTCGGGTATTCGATAGGCTTCAAGCCACCGTCAAACGATGCTGTCTGTCCGTCGTGTCCTTCATTCATCACACCAATATCGGCATCAACGAGGGTCGAGAAGACCAACTGTTGTTCGATGTCGAAGGGCCATTTGTGATGGGACAGAGAACGCACAGGACCGTCCACGCCTGCGGCGTAGCCAGTGGCTTGCCACAAGTTGCAGAGGTACAGCAGGGCTCGCTCGAAGTTTGCGGTAGGGGCTGCGGTGATGCTGGGCACCAACTCGGCCACTTGGTCACCGAAACCGATGCCACGCAGTTCGTCAACGGTACGGCTGATGCTCGGAGCGAAGTTGGAGACAACACCCATCTGGTGCATCGCCGTCTTCTCTCCATACACAGGCGTAAGAACCCGTACCTTTTGAGATACCGCTGTTCTGGTGTTCGGAGAAGTTCCGTAGTCGTAAAGGTAACTCGACCCCTGCACGCCACCGCCTGCATTGTTGTCGAGGTTGTTACCGCCAATCAGTTTAGATCCAGCCATTTGTAGCCCTCCTGAAGCTCAAGGATGAGAGGCAAGCCTCACTGATAAGAGCGATCTATAAGCAGACTATCGGCAGAGGTGGGGCATTGAGGTTCCAGAGCCGCTCGAACTCCCCCTCAAAAATGGCGACTACATAGAGCAGGCGCAGGATCACGAAGTTTTCTGCGTTTCTTTTGGAGGCGTTCGCCGTCCAGTTGAAGCTGCCTGTTCCAACCGCTTTCCCATCCCCAATCATCATCTTGTTGTGCATCGCTCCGGTCTGGGTATCCCGGCGGACCTCAATCCCGGCTGCCTCCATATATTCATCGTCAGCATATCGGTTCCCTGCCTGGGTCTTATCAATGAGAACCCGCACCACGACCCCCCGCTGATGGGCACGAACCAAGGCGTCTGCGATCTGATCGTGGGTGATCGAGTAAACAGCCGCATCGAGGGTGCTGCTACAACGATCAATAAACCCAACAACCGTATCATCGGCCCCACGATTTGGAGAAAAATACACACTGGCATATCGACCCATAGGAACCTCCTACCAAGGGTTGAAGAAAGCCCCTTTATCGAAAAGCCCCTTACAAGCCTCCCAGGCAACTATTTTTACTCTGCGTGTAGGGCGAAACCGCTTCGGGATGGGTATAAGTAAGAAGGTTCCAAGAACCAACTGTCTAAACCGCCTGTGGAGGGCTCAACATGGCAACCATCGAAAATCGAATCCAGAACATGATCAACACCTTGAGTGAAGCCTTGCTTGATGCGAACAAGCACATCAAGGGCAACAACGCTGCGGGCACTCGCATCCGTAAGGCTTTCCAGACCGTAGCTTTCGATGCCAAGGAAGGCCGGAAGCAGGTGCAGGAAGAGCGTAACGCTCGCCCGTAATCGGTCTTGTGCCGTGGTTCTGAAGAGGCGTAGTCGGCTTTCCGACTACGCCTCTTCTACATTAGGTCTACGGGGTGGGGTGGGGAACTCATGGATCTCCCACCATTCGGAGCCGTCATACTCGCCACGAATGGCCCACCGATGGTCACTGAACCAAAGGGTTCCATATAACTCTTGGCCGCCGTAGCCGGGGTCATATCTGCGGGCAACGAACTGATCGAAGGCTTGCTTCTCTTCCGTTGAGTGCCCAACGTACAGCACACTCTTCTGGCAGGGGTCGGCGTGACGTGGCGGATTCCCCCAACAGATAACGGCTCCAACGAGAAAGACCTTCTCTCGTTGTAGAATCTCGTTGATCTCGGTTAGTGCGTTCATACCTTCGTTGAGTCGTTGTAGTCCCATACTCCCTACCTTTTGTGGACGATACAACGCTTACCGGAGTCGGGCTTCTGTCCAAACCGACAGTTGTTACCGATACCACCGATGTATTGACCGTCTTCGTCGCAGCACAGACCGGGGAAACCTATTCCTTGGTCTTCCCTCTCCTGGGTACGCCTCTGGCTGATGGGCACCGGGACGCCGTGCTTCTCCGAAAGGAATCGGACATTACCGGGAGACCTGCTCTCACAAGCCCCACAGCCATCCTTCTCTCTCCAGAAGCTCCAGTGGCCGCAGTCCATCATGGTCGGGCCGGTGAAGTCCTTGGGGAGCGCCCGGGTCTTCGTCTTGGCCTCCTTGACCGGAGCCTTGACCGGAGCCTTGGCCTTGATGGGAGCTTTACGTCGAGCCTTGGCCTTCTTGGCCTGGACAGGCTTATCTGGAAGGATGCCCTTGTCTTTCTGGACACCAATCTCCAGAGCAGTCTCCCGGTCCAGCAGACCAGTGCCGTCCGTAGTGAACAGATCGAGTCCCACGTTTACCCCTCATCCCCAACTTCCCAATCGACGGTCGCCTCGCAGGAGTAGTAGGGGATGCGCTCCTTGCGCCCGTCCTCATGTTCGACAGTCAGGATCTCCTGGGTGAACGCAAACGCTGTGATTCGACCGGAGACATTGAAGTCTACGCTGTGCCCGTCTTCGTAGCTCTCGTCCGTCTTGGAGCAGTGCGTGACCTTGGTCACGATGAAGCCGGAATGAGTCGCAGACAACTCGCCACCCTCAAGGGAAGGGAAGTCTCGCTGTACCCACTTCAACTCGTCCTCATCGACGCTACCCTCGGCAGTTGCCACCATGCGGCTATCGAAGCCCGTTGCGCCCCAATACTCGTAGTGACCGATTCCCTGGTCTTCCTGGCCCACGGAAATGTCGGCGTCACCGATCAGAGTCTCAAACTCTTCCTCGACGGTGCTGACCGTGAGTCCGTTCTGGCGAAGCAGGTCGTCCTTGCGCTTGTACTCGGCCCTCGCCTTCTCGGACTTCTCTGTGCGCTTGACGTTGTACTGGTCGAGAGCTTCCTGCATGTCAGGGGTCCACTCACCCGCAGGGGTGTACGAGCGATGTTTCTGGTCCTGCACTCGATTGTAGCCACAACCGGAGAACGTGCGTGTTTCCGGCCAGATATAAAGTTGTTCGTTGTTGAGCATCTGTGCCTCCTACAATGCCTACCCCCAGCCCACGAAAAGTAACCAGGGGAGTTTCCTCCCCCAGCTACAAGGTGTGGACGCTGGCAGTGCCAGCACCGTTGGCGAACAGCACCCCCACCTCGGACACCGACTGCCCACCACACTCATGCGTGTGACCGAACAGGTGCGCCTTGATGGTGTGAGGCTTCCACGACAGAGCCGAAGCCAGCCCTGGAATCCCGTACCCCTTGCCAGTACCTCCATCGAGGATACCGCCAGCAGGGGCGTGGGTAACCAGCACGTCAGGCTGCGTCTCCCAGGTCGCCTCAATCAGCGCCCCGAAGTCATGGGTCTCTCCGTTCCACTCCCCGGCAATCCAGGGAATCTCCCGAAACCCGGCCCAGGTCAGCCCACCGACCGTCACCCCCGCAGGAGTAACCTCATGGGCCTCGGCACCAGCACCCCGAAGGGCAGCGGAGAGGCTCACGTAGTCGTGGTTCCCCGGCACGGAGATCAGAGGCCGTCCGTCGAGCCAAGCAGCGAGCCGCTCGGGAAGGCTCTTGAGAGCCAACCACCGGGCTTGATACCCAACCTCAACAGTCCGGTCTCCACGGGTGCGGTTGGGGAAAAAGTCCCCAGTGTCCACCCAGACATCGAAGTCGATGTCCGTGCGAAGCAGCGCCTTGTAAGACCCGTGCAGGTCGCTGGTGTGCAATACCTTCATCTTTCCCCTTCCTACTACGTCTACCCCCAACAATCGGAAAGTAACCGACAATCGTAAAACACTAATGATTCCAAGGACTTATGAAATACTTTGTTACCTTTCGAGGGGCCAGGGTAAGCATTGTAGGAACGGCGAACAGGCATCGGTAACGGTGCGGGAAAACTCGGGCCATGCAAGTCCGAGGTCGGTGTTCCTGGGTACTCACCCCAACCTCTAAACGGGGCAGGTTTCATCCCACCAAACGGGGAGAGCGGCTTCACGGCTATACGGTGGAGCGTGCCAATACGATACAGGGGTCATACCGAGACCGAAACGGGTCGCTTTTCAACGGTGTGCGATGTGAACACAGTAGCACCGAGGTCGGAAAATCGTGTAAACGAGAAGATGGCTGAAGACCTTTAGCGAGGTTTCACACCTGCGAACAGCGTTAGTGTCTCGACAAATATCTACATGGCAAGCGTACAGGCTTGTAGCTCAGTTGGTTAGAGCGCACGCCTGATAAGCGTGAGGTCACTGGTTCAACCCCAGTCAAGCCTACCAATGCCATTGTAGCTCAACTGGTAGAGCGGCTGCCTTGTAAGCAGCGGGTTGCAGGTTCGATTCCTGTCAATGGCTCCAAGGAACAGAGTGGCGTGTAGGAACGTCTGAAAGGTTGAGAGCGTTGTGGAGTTTGATTGGATTGGAGAGGTGGCTCGCCATTTGGCGACAGGCAAGTGGTTGTGCATCCTTTGTGAACAGACCGAATGTGACACTTGGACGATGTGCGATATTTGTGGGAACTGTGATGGCGATTCAACAGCACTGGAAAGACGAGCTTCAAGGAGAGGTGGCCGAGCGGTCGAAGGCACTCGGTTGCTAACCGGGCGTGGGGAAACCCACCGTGGGTTCAAATCCCACCCTCTCCGCCAAAGTTTCCAGTTACCTTTCGGTTCGCCGGGGTAAGCGTTGTAGGATGATGGAAATGTACGTGGTCTGCTGGTGCCTCAATGGCAAGTACAGTTGTGGGAAGCCGCAACCAGACCTGGGGGTGGCTTACTCCTGGGTACAGCAAGGCAACAAAGATTACGGACCTGGAACACATTGGGTCTTCAAACTGGAGGATAAGGAACATGCGTAATCAAACGAACGAACGGAGGTGGCTTTACCTGCCTTCCCCCCGACGCTGAACAGAGCGTCCTTGAATCCGACCGCCCACTGCGGGTGAAGTTCGGAATCGACCCGACTCGGGATCGGCTGCACCTGGGACACTTCGTCCCCCTGCGCCTCGCACGTAAGCTGCAAGAGCGTGGTCACAAGCTGGACCTCATTCTCGGAACCATGACGGGCCGACTCGGAGATCCCTCCGGTCAAGACAAGACCCGTCCCATCCTCACCGATGCACAGGCACAGGCAAACGCCGACCGTCTGCTGGAGCAGGTGGAGCGTGTGCTTCTCCCTGGCTTCGCCGTCCACCGGAACCATGAGTTCGTGGCTGCGATGGACGTGCCGTTTTTCCTGACCCGTCTGGCGAGCCGGATCACGGTAGCGAACATGCTCTCCCGTGATGGCTTCCGTAAGCGTGCCGACGCAGGGCAACCCATCGCCCTCCATGAGTTTCTGGTGCCGCTCATCCAGGGCTGGGACTCCGTGGTGGTCCGTGCCGAGGTTGAGATCGGCGGGACCGACCAACTGTTCAACTTCCAGATCGCTCGCCAGCTTCAAGAGGCCGAGGGTCAGACTCCGCAGCGGTGTCTGATGACCCCCGTGATTCGGGGAACCGATGGCCGGAAGATGAGCAAGAGCTTCGACAACGCCATCTGGATCGACGAGGAACCTTCAGAGATGTTCGGTAGGATCATGTCGGTATCTGACGACGTGGCCGAGGAATGGCTGACGATGCTGACTGACATCACTGACTCCGGCCTGTTGGATCATCCGATGAAGCGCAAAAAGGCGTTGGCCCATGACATCGTGCGTCAACTTCATGGAGCCTCCGAAGCTGACCGGGCACAGGCTCACTTTGAGCGAACCGTGCAGCGCAAAGAGCTTCCCGATGAACTTCCGACCGCTGCCCAGGACACCCTCTTCGTGATGGTGTCCGTAGCACGCTCTGAAAGCCGCTCAAAGGCCCGCAAGCTCATCTTGGGTGGTGGCGTAAGGGTAGATGGCGAGAAGGTCACAGACCCGCTCTGTATGCCCCATGTAGGAGCAACGATTCAGATAGGAAAGAGGCTTGCCGTAAAGGTTGGCTAAAATATGTAGTAATGCCCACCGCAGGTGGTGACTGCTGCACAGATGAGCAACTAACCCTTACGCTCCAACCAACGATCTGCCACACGACGTGCCGAGGCTTTCTTCGACCATCTGGCTGCGAGCCTGCGAGCCCACCAGATGGTCGCTACTTTTTGGATGACCTTACCCATAGCGTCGGTCTCCTTTTGTTAGAGCGACCGTCGCAAGTGGAACGTCAGTACCAGATAGAGTAGCGGGAAGACCGGTTGGTAGTACGCCTCCACGTTGGCGACTGTGGGATCATCCGAATCAACGTCTGCTGAAATGCCCGTGTAAGCCGAGATGATCTGCCCAGCGACCAAGCCCTGGAACATCTTGGAGAGCCGTCCCTCCACCTGGGTAAGAATCCCGGGCAAGAACTTGACCCCGACATAGCGAGCCAGGACGTTCCGTGCCTGCCGCTGAACCTCATCGGAAATCTGGATCACCGTGGGGGTCTTGGTCAGGACGTTAGTCATGTCCGTTGTCAGGCCGTGACGACACCGAAGGAACGGAGGCTTGTCCTCCAGAATCGTAAGACCCTTCACCGCAGCTTGGTTCTGTTCGACAGCATCAAGCTGACGACCAAGCTGGGAAGCTCCAACGAGCATGGTGCCCGTCCAAGGAGTCGCCACATCAAAGTTGGGTGACGCCCGGTTCCCGATCATCATCGCAGCGAGGTACGGACCTTCTACGAGGTACTCTCGGGTCAGCCCAAGAGCATTGGTCACGGGAATCAGCAAAGTGTCTGGGTACACGATTCGGAAACGAGTGCTCGAAAGCTGCTGTGCGATAGCTGCTGCATCGCCAACGTCGGTGCCTGCACCAAGTCCGACAATCGCTGTCCGCTCCTGGCGGTAGCGAATGGAGGACTGCACATCGATATGCTTGGAGAGGTACAAGAACAACTCGGTCGAATCCCCACGGAGAGGGATGACGGTGTTCAGAGACACCTGACCGGGCATCTTGCCTTCCAGATCATCAATCGCTGCTGTGTACTCGGTAAGAGACGCTCGGGTGACGCCCGCCTCTCGGGGAACCTGCTTCACACCAACCACCACCGAACCATTGAGAATGGCGAGGTAAGCGGCCATCGAAACCGGGTTCTCTGGGGAGATTGCACCGTAGTTCCTCTCCACCGTAGACATCTTGGTGAACAAGCTGGCGTTGTAGTCCTGCTTCGTGAAGACATACGAGGTGTAGTAGACATCGCCGATTTCCGGCTCTTCTCCACCACGCTCGAAGGTTTCCACGATGCCCGAGTCGCCTGACTCCACCCCATAGGCGTTTGCAACTACCAACTCCAAGCCGTTGAGAGCCCGATGAGGGATGTTGGCATCCGTGGTGAATGTCGTAGAGACATCGATCTGGATAGTGGCACTTGCGGTCGGGTAAGAAAGCCCACCCTCACGCTCCAAGATGGTGAACGTCAATCCAGTCACCTTGTCTCGGTACGTCTGGCCGACAACACCATCCTGTCCGAGCCCATTGGCAGACAGGATCGAAGAAGCAACACTACCAGAACCGGCAGACTTGCTGGAGGTGACAGTGAAGCCAGAGATAGCAGCCTCACCGACTGACCCGTCTCCATCTTCAACACCGAGCCCGGTGCCCTGTCGGAGAGCGTCAGCCGAAGTGGCGTTCACAAACTCAAGGGAGCTTGAGACGCCGACATTCCGGCTCTGAACGAACAGATACTCGGAACCACCAGCGTCTTCTGCAACACCCGCAATACCCTGGAGGGTAAAGCCAGCGGTGCCGATGCTCTCCCCAGGCCAGTCGAACATGGATTCTGCCACGTTGGCCGGGACATCATTCATCAATGCTGAAGCAACCTCACCCGCCTGTACGGCAGTGGAGAGTGCTTCATCACCATCATTGAAGCCGAGATCGCTGTTGGCGCTGCCGTCTTCAATAGTGATGCGACTGTTGCTCTCGGAGGTAGCACTGGTCAGTCGGAAACCGATACCTTCTCGGCGGATGACGTTAGCGGCGATGACGTTGGTCAGGGAAGCACCGAAAGGCTCTCCACTCACACCTGCCAAGGCCGTAGCAATCTGTCCCATGACTGATGCTGTGAAAGCGGCTGCATCTGCATCTGCGGCTGCATAAAGGGGCGTTGCCGTCCCAGTTGCCGTAGACGTAAAGACAACCTCTACGGGGTAGCCATCCATCACGAACGAGAATGTGTCGTTCTGGGCTTTGGTCCCGGTGCCATCATAGAACACGGCCACGATCTCGCCTTCGGTGTCAGCGTGGAGACTTCCATCATCCTGACCGTCCGAGGTGCCGAGCGTCGTGCTCAAAGTTGCTGGCTTGACCACTGCGCCCGAAGTTGCCACTCCGGCGTCTCCATAAGAGATACCGAAGTTGGTGTTGCCGGAAGCGGAGTTCACTTCCAAGCTGCACTGCGAGAGGGCGTTGGCTGCGTCCATCGAACCGCTGCCGTCTCCCGGCCAGATGCGGTTACGAAGGATCAAGCGGTCGTGAAGTAGTACAGTGACCCCAGCCTCAACCAGACCGGTAACCCGAGAAGCAACACCACCATGAAGGATGTGGAGGCCGTTCTCGTAAGCCGCTGATGGAAGGAGATCAATACCCGCCAAGTAAGCAAAGTTCTGGTGGTCAGTTGCACCACCAACCGAGGCTTCAAGGAAGTAGAAGACGCCGCCGTCTGCATCCATAGGCGCTCGACGGAAAGTGAACTTCAACTGACCACTGGAATCTGCCGAAACTGCCACGTTTGGTAGATCGGTTGTGGCGTTGAAAGCAGCACTTGCGTCGATCTTGACCTGAATGGCCGCTGCAAGAGTCGAAGGAGAGTTGTACTGGAGCGTGTCAATCGTGATGCTGTCGAGAGAATCTCCGCCAAGACCGCCGCCGTCCAACTGTCCTTTATAGCCAATCGTAAGAACTTCGTGTCCGTCACCGGCACCGATGTCGAATGAACCATTCAACGCTGCCTGCGCTGTGTACGCTGGAAGTGTGGCGGGGTTGACGAGATACATCACGTCAGTCTCTTGTGGGGGTGCCGTCCAAGCTGCCAAGGTAGCGGTCTGGGTTGCTCCGTCGTAGGCAGTGATCTCCCGTGTCTCCAGGGTCAATCCGCCTGTGTTGTCTGCGGCGAGAGTGATCTCCCAACCAACGTAGTAGTCATCAATCGCAGATGCGCCTGCGTCCAGAATAATCTCGGTTGCAATCACAGCAGCTTGATCAGCGTCGAGAGCAAAAGTACGTCCGTGGCTGCCTTCGTTGATACGAAGGACAACATCGGCCAAGGATTTCGAGGTTACGCCTGGATCAACAGCACCCTCGATGTCGATGCCATCCACCGCAATCGAGAACTCGTTTTCGTCTGTTTCCAGATTCCAACCGGCGCTTCCTTCGGTCCCTGCATCATAAGTGATTTCCCGACCGAGAAAGGTAGCGGGAGCACCGAGACCAGCTTCGGTGGGGTTAGCCAAGTCAACCGTAATCGAAGCGTTGTTGATCGTAGTTCGGAGCTTATCCGAGGCACTACTAATAAAGTGGTACGGGCCAGATCCGCCAACAGTGAACTTGGCAGGCGTGGCGTTTGTCTCCGCAAAAGACACTGTGACGGACTCTTGAAGAGGCCCGCTGAAGTTCGTGTCATCCACGCTCTCGAACCGAAGGTCGGGAGTGTATTCGGAACCGCTGGGGAACTGGACGGTGATACCGTCGAGGCCAGCGCCCTTGGTGGACAAGTCGAAAGAAGCTCCATACAGCGAAGCGCCGCCTGAATCGGTGATCGTGTAAGTACCCGTACCCGATGGTCCTGTGGTGTCACAAGCCAGCGTGTACTCCATGTCGGTCAGGCTGTTGTAGTAGAAAGTGGCATAAACAGTCGCACCTACCGGCACGCCGCTCTTGAGCGTGATGGTGGATTCACTGGAATCCACAGTGATCACCTCGACCTCACCACGGTCGAGGGCATCTTGGACGCCATAGCCCCAATACGCCTGGACCAGATCGGGTCGGTTGGTAGGTAGATCGATTCGACTGTTGCTCACGGTCTGGAACAGGCTGGAGCCCAGAGGGCTGTTCCGGCCATTCCCCGTCGTGGGCTGACTCATCAACTGGAACTGGGTCGAGCTTGTGACCGCAGGAACAACGCTGGTGTTCGTGACGGAACTGCACTCGGCCATGTAGATTTTGTCGTCGATGAGCGTGGCGGCGATCTGCTTCTCACCGAACAACTCGGCACCAGAGGTGCTGGAGCCTGAAGAGACCAGGGAGGCAGTACCCCAAAGGATCGTGTCGTCCTTCAAGACGAAATCAGTGCCGTCGATGTAGTCGTTGCGGTCCGGTGTGATGCCACACTTGGTAATAGACGTGATGCCAATGTTGGCGAGGTAGTCGTAGGTGTTCTGCCAAGTGTTGAAGTAATACGTGGCAGTGACAGTCGCTCCTGCGGCGGGGGCCGAAGAAAGCGTCACGATCCGGTTAGCGCCATCCACCGAAGAGGGGATGACCTGTACTCCGTTCACCTTGACGGTGACGTGGGCCGGGTCAGTTGTAGTGACCCCGCCATTTGATCCATCGACGATGGGTCCGTTGAAGACGTAAAAGCCGGTGCGACGTGCAGTGGCCGTACCCTCGGCAAAGCCGAACGTAGCGTTGGCGGTTCCTGACCCGATGGCGATGCTGGCGCTTGCCACAAGATGGATAGCCACCTTGCCGTAGTTGTTGACGTAGGTGGAGGCAACCAAGGTTCCCCAAGCAGCATTGTTGAGTGCTGTGACGATGTTGGCTGCGGTCTTCTCGCCTGCGCTGAAGGTCACTGTGCCTTCGGTGCCATCTACCGTAAGGGTGAGATATTCGTTGTGGTCTGCGGCGATGGTGAAGGTTTCCGTCCCACCTGCGGAGATGTCAGTGATTCCGTTGGACCCGAACATCTCGGCATTGTCAGAGGTCACTTGATCGGACAGATCATCAATAACGAGGGTGTCGGTTCGATTGAAGAAGTAGGTACAGCGGACCAGTTGGCCTGCCTTCGGGGCCTGGGCCATCTCAATGATGCCGTCCTCCCCGTTCACCGAGAGAACCACGATGGGCGAACCATCATAGGTCACGGCGATTGCACTACGATCAGTCGTAGTTGATCCCGTACCGTCCCCCGTCACGATGGGGTAGTGGTTCACTTGAAAAGAAGTGTACTCCCCGTCCCAACTGCTGAAAGTGATAGCGCCAGCCTCGGAAACCGAAGCGACTGCCCGACCCGTTTGGTCTTCGGACACCACCTGCTGGTCGATGGTGGAAGAACTACCTCGCACCACCTCCAGATTGGATTGAAAGAGATCTTGGGAACCCTCACCAATGAACACGGGGATCTTTAGAAGATCCACCGCCCCAGAGAGGGGGTTCTCAAAAAGCGTCTGTGTATAGACGCCGGGAGGTGCGTAGTTAGAACCTGGAAATGCCATGTCGAAAACCCTCTATCAGCAGTTGGAAGCCGTCTGTGGTCCAATCTGTCCAGTTCGATCCGTGTAAATCTGACCGACAGCCGCCGGAAAATAGCTCAAGTGCCGATTTTTCAAATCTCGTTTATACACATCAAGTCCAGAACAAGGTTCCATTTCGATTAGCGGAGCTTCCTCCGGCCTCTCTTTCTATGGCGGGACATAGACGTACTATTGGCTGCGAGTTTTGCGATAGCGTTTCCCAACCCAACTGCCCTCTTACCATATTGGCTGACCTCATATGTCCCTTCTTCAGAGACAGACAGGTCCGTGGCAGTGGCCGAAGGGTTATCTCGGAGAACTTCCCGCTTGTGTGCTTCCCGCTCTTCAATGCTCTTCCACCGTTGTTCTGCATCTTTTCCAATGACTCGATCCACCATATGGTCGTAAGCAGATACTCCCGTATTAGGTGGCTCCATACCTCCCACAGTCTGATTGAAGGAATATGAAAAATCTCCGTTCATCCGAATCCTTGCCTTCTTCCCACAAGAAGGACAAGGCTGTTCTTCCCGCTTTGCGGGTTTAGCCGTCCTCTCGAACCTGTTGCCGCAATCGTGGCACTGGTACTCATAGAGAGGCATGGATCACCGAATCTTCTCGTAGTTAGCATTTTTATCATAGAAATATGGATCTGAAACGCTTTCCAAACCCAAAGAGTCGAGCATCTGAATGTTACCCGTCACGCCCCGCAACTCTTCTTCTGTCAGTCCCGCTGTCACCTGGGCTTCTTCTTCAGTCATCGGAGATACCTGCTTGATAGTGGCAATCAAGGGGACGTGGAGACCCCACTCCGTTTCCACCGTCACGCTGAAGGAGGCATTGTAGTAGTAGTCATCACCGGTCTCGTCATAGACCTCTTCAGACTCCCCGCCAATAGCAATATCCTTCATCTCAATGCCTACGGTAGACATCCATGACCGGGCCACTCCCCACAAGTAAAGGACACTCCGGTCCAGAATCTCTTGCTGTGAATAGACATCCCGAGTGATTACGTCGATGTCGAGACTGATCTCCCACCGACCACCATACTCCAATGCAGCCGGTCGCCGGATGTCCTGCACAACGACCGCCATACGGTCGCCTTTCTGATTTCGGCGGCCAAAAGCGAGTAGGCAGCCGGGAATCGCATTTTTGTTGCCGTGGTTCTCTCGAATGACATGGGGGCCTGTGGATTCGGCAGGATACCTGTAATCGGCAAGCAGGTAGCGCCCCTCTCTTACAGGCTCCATCAAGGTCAAACTACCGGTGTCGTTATCAACCGTGAAGTTGACCCCCTCTCGAAGACGAAAGGCACTTGGCATCTCGTATAAACGCAGGGTGCCCACCACAAAGGGGTGCTGAAGCTGCCAATCTTCATCAGTGACTTTGGTGACGACCTCGTTTTGGATATCGATCAGTGGATCAACATAGAACTCCCGGTCCTGGGTGAGTTCGATGTAGTAGACGCCGGGGAGGGATGGGAAACGACCGCCATTGTTCTGGATAGCCACACTATCCTCACGAACCCACTCAATGGCTGTCCCTGGGTACTCCTGTACCTTGGTTAGATAGACATAGGAAACCACCGTGCCTCGGTAGTTATCCGCTGACATATCCACTCGGGTTCCCCCGCTTGTCTTGACGACGATGCCGTATTGAGGGCGTTCCTTGAAGCTGTACTTACCTTGGATGTTCTCGGGCAGATCGGGGTACTTCGGATGGTGTTGCCAGTACCTCCGTAACTCCAGAATAAGTCGCCGTTTGATGGCCTCGGTAAGTTGAAAGTAAATGGTCTATTCCTCGTCGTACTCTTGCATCGCTTGGATCAACAGACCGTGGGCTACCGCATTGAGAGGATCTTTGGCGTGACGAATCTCGCTGACCTCAATGGGGAATCGCTTACGCTTCTTCTCAAACACCGACAAGAAGAAATCCAAGAAGCCGCCCGCCAGCGAAGTTCCTCCTGACACCACCAAAGGAATCGGCTTGGGCAGAGCAAACTGACCTTGGATCGTCTTGAACTGATTACCAATCTGGGTCAATCCGTACTCGATAAGCTCCTTGTAGTAGAAACTCAAAGCCTCTTGCTCCCGGCCAATCGGGTTCATTAGATCGATGCCCTGCTCCTTGATGGCGCACATCCGAGCCTGGGTCGATCCGATAGCCGAACCTGCTCCCTTGTCGATCCAGTCCCCGCCACGGGCAACTGAAAAGGACAGTCCTTCAATGGTATTGATCGCCAAAGCCACGTTCGTCATACCGGAACCGAAAGACATCGCCAGCCCAGAGAAACCTTCGGGGGCACATTCAGCAAAGATGATCGCCATCGCCTCATTGGAAGGGTACGCCTCATAGCCACATTCAGAGACGATCTTCTCGAAGACGCCCTTGTGATAGATGATGTCTTTACCCGGTTGGTCCACGGGAGCGGCAGGAACAGAGAAATAACAAACCTCGTCCTTCTCTGCGGGCTCCCCGAGAACATGAGAGACCAGGAATCCCAGAACCTCCAGGCTATCCATCTCATTCGGGCTAACAAGCCCGTCAGAGAGGGGTCGTCTGGCCTCCCGTCCGAAGATGTTTGCCGTCTCCAGGGCAGCATCGCCCAGGATCAAAATCTCGTCATCTCGTTCAATGAAGCTGGTGTTAGAGAGCTTCAGCATCTTCTTGGCGTTCAAGGGAAGATCCAAGAAGGCATCTCGAATACGTCGAGTCTCAACGCCCTTGGAACCCCTACGCCCTGACACAAGGTTCATTGTCCCGATATCCAGACCCACACCCTTGGGGGTGGGGGCGGATTTAGGCTTGGTTTGCTTCTCTACTTTGGGAGTCTCTTGGTCACTCATGTCTTCTTCCTCGATTTCTTGGAACGCTTCTTCTTCATAGACCGGAGCGCCTGGGAAGCCTCATCAACTGCGTTATCCTCGGAAGATTCAGACTTTACGTCGATCTCCCCCTTGGTCTCTGGATTGAGGATCTTGGCTGGAATAAACATCGGCATAGCTTCTCCTACTGTACCGCTTGAAGTAGTCCCGGCCACCCGGGGCATTGATCCAACTGCTTGTTGAACGGCGTTCTTCACGGCATCGGAGAAACCTTCTGGAAGCTGCGCTTGTTGAACCTCTGGCTCCGGTTGCGGTTGAGACGAAGCATCCAACATTGAAGCCAACAACGCCTTTAGTTCACCCATCTCTTCTCGCACTTCTGCACGAATACGTTTGGCAAGGGCTTCTGAATCGACCGACGTTCCGGTCTGCTCTTTTGGTGCGGTCCTGGGGGGCTTCTTCTTGTTGCGGCTCAACCGGATAAAGGGAGGGGCAGGGAGCTTCGGGGGTTTATCTTTCATCTCTCTACACCTCGTAATCCATCGAACAGACACTTGGCCGATGCGTTGGAGCTTCCATAAGTCTTGGGAGCTTTGAGCAGATGCTTCGGGAATGTCTACAACGTCCCCCCGCTCTAAACGCAGTCCGAGATCAACGATGATGGCTACGCCCGAAGTACACTTGATGCGTGCGTCTATTACCCCACTCATACTCATCCCCTGCCCGCTAACCAAGTCGCTATGATGGCCCCTGCTTCCTTCTTCCATCGCCGTACTCCCCGCTCCATAAAGGTATGCTTTGAGATACCTGGATGAATCCAAGCGTCAGCCATTGTCAACGGGACCGTCCTAAAGATCACTTTACCGTGGTCAATGATCGGAATCGTCTTTCGGACCTTCGCTCCTTTCCCCGATTTGGCGGGTCTCCAGAGCTTTGGGTTCTTCTCGGCTGTGAGGCTGGTCATCTTCCCTTTCTTCCTTCCTTCAAGAAGGCTGTCGAGCCGGGGCCAGTTGGAGACCAACTCGATAGTCCTCTCTCCACGGATCTGATAGGAAAATGACCGGAAGAAGCTCTTTTCGGGTCCGATAGCCCCGCCATCCGAAATAGGCTTGCCCCGCCCCATCTTGCGTCTCTTGGCAAAATCCTTCTTTGCTTCGTGAATGACCGCTTTGACCAAAGCCTTGCCCAACAGATCGAGCAGCGGCCTGTCTATGAGAAGCTCCCCCTTGTCAAAGTCGAGCTTCTTCCAGAGAGGCCCTGTGTAGACCGCACGCTTCCTCCGCATCTCTCCAGCCATCAGGAAACTTCCTTCAGGATGGCCCAGGTGAGACTAATGACGGAGAGCGTGACCCCTACATAGGCGATCCGCTTTGACCGCTTTGCGGTCTCGTAAGCGTCCCCCAAGTTGTCCCGTTTGAGTTTGTAGTCGAAGTGTTGAACAGGGGTGAGTTGTGGGACTTTCTCGAAGAAATCGGGGCAGGTCCGTTCCTCGAAGACAGCATCCTCTGTCAACCTGTGCTGATACCAAAGGCAGACGCCAGCCCACTTCTGCTCTTTGTACTCATCTGGGTACTGATTCCAGAGGCCGCATCGTCCGCACCGTGCCATTTGGGCCTCCCATTAGTTATTGAGGTTTTCCCAAACTCGGGTGCGCCCACGCTGCTCCCTCTCATCGGGCATAGTGTCCTTCTCGGTTGACATGGGGGTTGCTTGGTCTGCCCCAAGCTCGGAAGGAGCATAAGTTGTGCCCGCTATGGGGCTGCTGCTGCGGGTATCCCTGGTCTCCGGCCACGGCATACCAGCCGCATCCACGGGCACCTTGTACCGGATGTCACCTTCATCCA